CGGTGGAAGTGTAGTACGTTCTTTAGACAATAATGAATTTTCTGTAAGTGGCAGTGTTGCTCTATCCCCCTCACAGTCTGCTGGCATCACTCTGACAGTCTCTGTAGTGGCTAACACAACGCTTTACACCCTAACCTATACCACAGGTATCACAGGTAGCAATACAATTAGCTACACGTCATCTGGAGCTGCTACAGCTAATGAAATTGTCACTGGTATTAAAGCTATTATTGATTTATCTCACCCACTGCTTTCAGCTTCTTTAGTTGGTGATACTCTTGTAGTTGATCTGACTGATGTGTTTCAATCAAGCACATTCAATGTAAGCAGTAATCTTGCAATCACTAAAGTTAAAAAGATTGGTCAATTGGTTGCTGTAGAAGTTGGTGAAATTAATCAAGATGCTAACACCATCACTGAAATTGTAACCCCTGTTCTTGGTTGGGATAGTGTAACGAATCCGTTAGCAGCCTCTCCGGGTAGACTTGTAGAAACTGACGAAGAGATTCGCTTACGATTTCGTAATACTAAACTAGAACGTAGCTCAAACATCCTAGATAGTCTGTACTCATCTCTACTAAACGTAGATGGTGTACAAGAGGTGGCTATCTACGAGAACGATACTGATATTACAGACTCTAATGGTGTTCTTCCTCACAGCTTTCTCCCTGTAGTTCTTGGCGGCTCCAGTCAGAGTATTGCTCAGACTATTTGGGAAAATAAGCCAATGGGGATCAAGAGTCAAGGCAATACAGTTGTCCCTATCACAGATAGTCAAGGGTTTCTACATAATATTGGATTTGAAAGACCAACTCCTGTAACGATCTATATTGACATGGTGTTGAGCCTTAATCCTGAAGCCCCTGTACAGTTCTCTGGTGACGGCGCTGATCAGATTAGAGCTGCTATCCAGACTTACGCTTCTGAGAACTTTGGTGTTGGTAAGGATGTAATTTATAGCCGTATGTTTACTCCTATTAACACAATTCCGGGGCATCAGGTTGATAGTCTGTTTATTGGTACAACACCAAGTCCTGTTGGGACAAGCAACATCACCATTGACTTTGCTGACATTAGTTCATTTGAATCTGTCAATATTTCGATAACAGTATCTTAAGGGGACTTGCAAATGGCTATAGTGCCCTTCACAGAAGCTGAGTATTTAGAAGAAGCAAGAAGTCGTGTTACTCAACAGTTCACAGAAAAAGAGGTGTTCGACAAGTACCTCCAGCTTCTAATCGACCAACAAGAAAGTCTTCAGCAAGTATTCAAAGACCTTATTCAGAAAAGAAGTATTGATGAGGCCACTGGAGCAACACTAGATATAATTGGTGAGATTGTAGGCCAACCTAGGGAACTTATCTCTGTTGATCTATTTAACTTCTTCGGCTTTCAAGGTGCTCTTAAGGCAGATACTTTTGGCGACTTTGGTCAGCCTGTTATTGGCTCTAGGTTCTACGACTTTGGCACACCTCTTGGGGGCAACGCACCCCTGGATGACGAAACATATCGCCTGTTTATCAAAGCAAAGATTCTGAAGAACAGAACAGCATCCACTCCAGAAGAGTTCTTAGCTTTCGTGAACTTCTTGTTCGGTACGGAGACTACAGCAATCATCTCTGAAGGTAATGCTGAATACACTGCTTTGTTTGGTAGAGAGCTTTCTACTTTTGAACAAGTATTATTGAACTATGTTTCCACAAGTCAAGGTTATCCATCTCGCCTGATTCCTAAAACTGTAGGTGTAAGAATTAACTTTGGTTGGTTCCTTGCTGGCAACTACTTTGGCTTTCAAGGTGCAACTGGAGCTTTAGGTTTTGGTGATTTAACTGGGACAGTTGGGTATGGTCTGGGGTACGGGTTAGAATATGGAGATAGTAATTTTGGTCTTGGGACACCCGAGTGGAGCTTTACTTATGATGGCAGTGAACTCTATGATGGGGGTTCTACTTACTTCTCTACACCGACATATCCAGGCGGAATCGTTGGGGGTACTTTTGCTACACTATTTTAAGGAGTCTTATGACTAATCTTACAGAGAGTTCGATATATGAAGCCGGTATCTATCAGCTAGAGACCAAAGACCCAGCTCTAGGTGGGCCTCCCGGGTTTGATGCAGGTATACCAGTTACCGGGCACGCTAACGTCCAAGCACAGCAACTGGCTAATCGTACAGCCTACTTGAACGCAAACAAACAGCCGTTATCTAATAATTTAACAAGTCTTGCATCCTTAACAGGAGCCGCTGATAGCCTGCCGTACTTCACTGGTGCCGGTGCGCTTAGCTTGACCACGTTGACTGAATTGGCTAGGAATTTGCTGGATGATACTACCCAGTCAGGGATGCAAAGCACGCTAGGCTTGGTTAAGCAGACAAGCGCAACAGACACTACTGCTGGAGCTCTAATGACTGTTGGTGCATTTGGTTTGGGCACGGACAATCAGCCCACCAACATAGACCCAAACACTGTCAGGTATGGCTCAGTCATGGTGCCGGTTTCACAGCCTAATGCGCCTTCTACTGAGTGCGTTATGTGGTCTGGTGGTCAATCTGCCGGTGCCAGAAGTTCGCAGCTTGCTATTGATCACGGCGCGCCTACTAGGGCGTGGATACGGGGATACAACAGTGGGCGCGTAGGCGCTGAATGGGCTCCGTGGACTGAGCTATGGACATCTGTTAGCGCCAACTCCATCACCGTAGATACCGGCTCTTTCGGCTACGGCACAGGCTCAGGCGGCACGGTAACGCAGGCGACGAGCAAATCAACAGGGGTCACTCTAAACAAGCCATCCGGGCAGATCACGACCGCCAGTGATGCAATAGCCGCTAACTCGGCAGTCAGCTTCACGCTGACCAACGACAAGATCGCAGCCAACGATATTCCATCAATCGTAATTAAGAGCGGCGCAACGGCTGGTGCGTACGTTGTGCAAGTGGACGCAGTTGCCGCTGGCTCGTGCCGTGTCTCGATCCGCAACATGACGGCGGGGTCGTTGTCAGAAACACTCGTCTTGCAATTCAGCAACGGAAAAGGAGCAATCGCATGATCCTCTCAAGCGTAACGCACTACCTCGACAGCAATACCTTAGAAGCTGTTTGGCTTGAAGAAATCCTAGACTCAGACGGCCAGCCTATACGATTTGATAGGGTGAAGTGCCAGAGCTACTCAAGCGAGCAGCGAGCGGAGTTCGTGGCTGATACAGGAGCGCCTCAGTACGCTGATTTGGCGGGTTGGGTGTAATGGGTACTAAGGTTTACATGAAACATGTCAGTTAAAAATAAACTCTTAGCTTTGGGGTTGTCTTCTGCACTTGCAACATCTGGTATGTTCATTGCAAAACATGAAGGATTAGTGCTTGGAACTTACCCTGACCCTGTTGGTATTGTCACATCTTGCTATGGTCATACTGGCCCTGAGTTGAAACTAGGATAGAAGTTCTCTGAAGATGAATGTCTAGAGCAATTAGCTAAAGACCTCTCCAAACATAACAACGAGATGAGTAGATATATCAAAGTTCCATTGTCTGCTGAAGAACACGCTGCTTATTTATCGTTCACCTATAACGTAGGTGTGGGTAATTTTAAGCCTTCTACTTTGTTAAAACTTCTCAATAAAGGTCAGAGAGTAGAGGCTTGTGAACAACTTACTCGATGGGTATTTGCAAAAGGTAAAAAACTTCAAGGCCTAGTCAATAGACGTAATGATGAGAAAGCCCTATGCCTCTCTGGTATAAACAATTTTAAGGAATAAATAAATGCCACAAATTCTAAAACCCTCAAACCTTAGTTTGACTTGGGCATCTGCCGGAGATGTACTAAACCCCGGTGATACTAAATATGCAACAGGTTGGCAAGTTGAGATTCCTCCTCGCCAATGGTTCAACTACCTAGATAATCGTCAAGACACTGCTCTCGCACACATCAACCAACATGGTGTTGTTGTTTGGGATGCTTTGACAGAGTACCAAGCTAATAAGAGTTATGTTCAAGGTCCTACTACTGGGGCAGTATATCGTAGTAAACAAACTCACACTAATCAAAACCCCGATTTAGATGTTGGTGAAGTTTACTGGGAGTTTGCATTCGCATCTCCTGGTGACTTTTACACTAAGACCCAAGCTGATGCACTGTACTTAGCAAAAGCAAGTAATCTTGCTGACCTACCTAATGCCGCGACAGCCCGTACAAACCTCGGTGTTTACTCTCAAGCGCAGACTTACACTAAAACTGAGGTTGATGCTAAGACTACTGTAGCTTCTACTGCACAGGCACAGGGGCTTGCTTCCAACACCACATTGATTACCCCATTGCGCGTCAAAGAGGCATTTAACGCTAGCGGATCAGCGCCATTTTTTGCAGTAAGAGCTTGGGCAAATTTCGATGGTATTACTACTGCGACTGTCAGAGCTTCTGGTAATATAGCATCAGTAGTCAGAACAGGTGCTGGGCTTTATACAGTGACATTTTCAGTGGCAATGCCTGATGCGAACTATGCGGTTACTGGCACAGCCACTCAATCACCAACAGGGCCTGAGCTTCTTGCAGATGCGTTCACTTACTTTAATAGGTCTGTTTCGGGGTTTGATATACAAACCTTTACTACCGAAAACACATTAAATGATTGTGGCGAAATTTCTTTTACGGTGGTACGATAATATGGCACAGCAACAATCCCCCTTTTTAGAAGCAGCTTACGGGTGGAATTTCGGTGAAGGTGGTTGGAATTCAGGAATGGATCAAAACCTTCTCAAATTCTCCTTCATGTTTGACCGCAATGTGGATAGTATTGTAGCGTCCTTGCCAGCAGCAGTAAACGGACAAGCGCACTACCTTACAACAGATAACCGCCTATACTTTGCGGTAGGGTCAACATACTTCAGCACCCCAGTACCTAAATGGTTTACGGTGTTTGTACGTTCTACGGGGCAAACACATCAATATAACGGAACATCCCTTGTTCAGATTGATAGTCCTGCACAACTAGATTCCCGTCTTGATGCTGTAGAACTTACCGTAGCAAACCTGGGTACAGCAGCTTTTCAAAGTGTTGAATTCTTTGCTACACAAGCTGAACTGGACGTAGTTTCCGCAAGTGCATCCAACTATACTGATGCTTTGAGGGGTGATCTTGCAGATCCGGCGAAGGGTTCGGCGATGGTTGCGTTCGGGCAGGGCAATGTTTCAACCGCACTCAGCTCCCGTGTTGTTCAGGTAGCCACCATCGCAGACCTTCGCAACCTAGAGCCTGCGTTTGATGGGCAGCAGGTTGAGTTGTTGGGACATACTGCTTCAGGGATCGGAGGTGGTATATTCTACGCCGACTACAATAGTGTCGCAGCTGATGATAACGGCGTTACGGTTGTCACTGTTGGCGGTAAGAGGTGGTTGCGGAGACTGGACGGATTTGTTTCTCCCACGATGTTCGGTGCTATCGGTGATGGTGTTGTTGATGACACCGCACCTGTTCAGTCTTCCGTAATTTCTGGTAAGTCAGTTTTAATCCCAACGGGTGACATCTACCGACTCACTGGGATGGTTGATGTTCCTGATGACGTGGAGATTTACGGAGCAGGTGAGATATATGTGGATCAGAACCCATATATAAGAGCGTTGAATTTACGCGCGGGATGCAGGGTTGACGGTGTTAAATTCCGTGGTCGTAGCTCCGCTACTGCAATGTCTGAGGGAATAGGTGGAGGATACAGGGGCGTAGCTATATCTGCGTCCAATTGCGATGACGTGCGGGTAACTAACTGCAAATTTTACAGTTTTGTGTCCAACGCAATTAATGTTGGAGCGGGCATTGTTGGGTTTGGCTACTCAAATAATATGGCTGTTACAGACTGTTACTTTGATGACAGTAATGATGGGTTCTTCGATATTGAATCCAGCTACTTTACTGGAGATTGCGTATTTAGCAGAAACATTAGCTATTCCAACAGCGATGTTTTTATCGGTATATCGTCAGTAGGCTCTACGACTAATGCGCCAGAAACCGAAATAAGCGCGGTATCACATCACGTCATCTCTGACAACATCCACATAAAGCGAAGAGGTAAATCCTTACCATCTGGTAGAATGATGGGCCGACATGCCATATCTATTCACTATACAGAGGGTAAATCTTACGCAACTATCACCGGCAATATCTTTGGAGTGTGCAGCAGGCATGGCGTATACATGCGAGGAAATGAGCCCGTTGACCCCAAGCCCCCGATTGGGCCAAATATCGTTGCAAACAACTTTCTCATTTACTGTGGAAATGCTTTAGACGACCCTAGTAATTATCATAGCGGTATAATGCTCGAAGTGAACACTCACACTGTCGTCACCGGGAACCACTTTTTCAAATCAGGATATACTCCTACTGGCAACCCAGCAGCGGCTGATGCTTACGACATATCAACTACCCGTGGGACTCAATATGTAACTATTACAAACAACATGATGCGTGGGGCAAAAAATGGCGCTATTTATCTGAATATGTCAGTTCCTGGCTATACCAGTAGGCAAATTATAATCAGTGAAAATCAAATTGCCTCTAATGGTTTTGGTATCTTCGTTGGAGTGCATACCGGCGCTGTCGATTGCAGGGACATAAAAATAACAGGCAACATTATTCAGCTACTTAGCACAACGGCTATGGGCTTTTCTAATTTCAACTTTGGCATTGGTTTTGAATTACAAATCGGTCAATCTAACTCTTTAGAAATCACAGGCAACACTGTCACTGGTTTAGGTAAAACTAACGGACAGTATGGTTTGTGTTTGAGAGGAAGTGCTCCCGGCTCTATGGAGTCAACTGCAAAAGTTCATGGGAATACTTTTATAAACCTTTACCGAGGATTTGCGAGCTGGAGGGTGACTAGCGGGCCTTCAGGAATTGAGTATGTTTACCACAAAGCATGGGGCGTTGATACGCGAGTAAAAGATAACACATTCCAGAACTGCGCTGAAGCACTCTTCGCTGCAAAAAATGCAAATAACGCTCTGGCGTTCGTTGAGCCAAGCAACAAGTTTATCGGGTGTGACTCAACGTCAATATCAACAGTTGTTGACGTAAACTCGACCGTTGTAATTGGTGAAGTGTCGGGTGTTAATGCGTCCGGTGTAGCAAACGTAAACCTAAGGGTAACAGCACCCCCATCATCCGAAGCATATTCTGCCGGGGATAGTATAGTTAACCCAGCGCCAACAGCTGGTGGATATATGGGCTCTGTTTGTGTTACCGCAGGCAGTCCCGGCGTCTGGAAAAGTTATGGCAGCATTAGCGTCTAATTCTGTATTGTCCGCGACACGTCATCCAGCCAGTTGGGGCTTCTTTCTTACTGATAGGAACCTCAGTACCTTTATCCTTGGGGTAATGCCAGAGACGGGTTCTATGGAGATAAGAGAGGTTGGTGGTCTAACGAAAGAAAGGGCAATCATAAGTCTTTCTGGTCACAGTATCTTTGGTCGGCTGTCCGTAACCCCTGCAACAACTTACGTTTCATGCCTCTATCTTCTGTCAATGTTAGAGATGCTAAGTCTGTTGAACTGTTGGCAGGACAAGAATATGTCCGAGACAGGGTTGGAGATGAAGGATGGCAGTTTGTAAGAGTTGTGGATAAGAATAGCATTCCCTATTATGGACTCTACTTTGTAAAAGTTAAGAAGAATGGAAAGGGTGTTGTTATTCGTCTTGGGTTCAAGATAGAACCAAAACATGCTTATGAGTATGCTGGAACAGAAGATGAAGATAATGCTTCTTATAATAAAGGCATGACTTTCAAGATTTCGTTCAACAAGACATTATGACAGGTGAGATATGTTCTCCAAGATTATGAAAAGATTTTGTAAGGGTGCATCCGAAGTGTATCCCCAGAAAGAAGTATTAGAAGAAGATTTACCAGCTATGGAGAACAGTCTCGTGCAAAAGAAATCACTATTTATCTCTGCTGGACATTCTGACACAGACCCCGGAGCCAAGGGGAACGGCTATAGTGAAGCCGACATTGTGCTAGAATTTAGGGATATGTTGGCAACAGAGTTAGAGGTATTAGGTGTTTCATTTGGTAGGGATGGAAGTGCAGGTTCCAACCTCCCCCTAAGAGATGCTATCAACCTAGCTAAATCATACGATCTAGCAATAGAATTTCACTGTAATGCCTTCCACCTACCCTCTGCTACAGGGGTTGAGACTTTAAGCCGTTCTCACCACCACAGCCTTACTAACAAGTTAAATGCTCTCATCTCTTCCACTCTTGGTATCAACAACAGGGGTAGTAAAGGTGAGAGTAGTGGTCAACACAGCAGGCTTGGGTTTATCTCTCAAGCTGATGGTATTATTGTAGAACTCTTCTTTATCTCTAACCCCGAAGATGTTAGGAAATACCAAGAGAATAAGAACGTATTGGCTAAGAGAGTAGCTGAACTCTTAAAGGAAGAAGTGTATGCCGATTAAGAAAGTGAAGTGTCTCTTAGATAAACTCTTTAACGAACAGAAGTTCTTTAGGCGTGTTATCCTCTTGTGGGCTATCACCCTTATTACAGTGTTTGTTCTGTTTCTGATGAATGTTGAACTACTGATTGGTATTGGTGCAGCAGGGGCTACAGTAGCTACAGGTGTTATTGGTATTCTGGCTACGATTGTTTCTTTCTACCAATGGCATAGGAAGTTGGATGATGAAGAGAAGAATGGGGGTGAGGGAGGTGATTAAATTCCTGACCCCATTAAAGAAGTATGTGATTGTAGGGTTGGTATCCACCTCCATCCTCCTCCTTTACCTTCTACACTCAGCTAACAATGAAATCTCTGATTTGAGAAGCACCTCCTTTTCACTAGAGACTGCCAACAGAAATAATCAAACAACTATCAAACAACTGCAAGAAGACCTCTTATTTTGTGAAGATAGTGGGGCTAGGCTGGTAGAGAATCAACGATCTACCACTACCCTATACGATGGTATAGGTGGAGAGTTATCTCGCCTAATTGACCAGAGAACACCGAGGAAAGAGCGTAATGAAGACACTATCAGTGTTGATACTGGCCTTGACCTGTCTCCTGAGTTTAGGTTGCTCTTCCAAGCAGCCTGTAGTGCAGACAGAGATTGTGTACAGAACACTCCCTAACCACCTACTAGAAGACTGTAAACCTGAGTATGTTATTGTAGAGGACGATACAGCTAATTCTTATAGACTGTCCTTCTATGCTGTGTCTCAGGCTTACATTGGAACTATGAGGAACATTGCTTTGTGCAATAATAGGTATCAGGAAGCAAGGGAATACAATAAGAGGTTTTCTAATGAGTAATCAACAAAATAAACCCGTGCAAGGGGCTATGGTTCTGTATGAACAAGCGGCTACGAAAATCCTCATCCCTCTGCTCTTTGTTCTTATGACTGGTCTTCTTACATGGATGACAAAAGTTGAGGATAGGCAGTATGCCCTTCAACGAGAAGCTGTGACAGAGGCCAAACTAGAAGCAACAGAGAGACGAATCACTGCCTACATGGATGTTCGCCTCAAAGATTTGGATAACAAGATGCAACTGGTCATTCGTCAGTTGGAGTTGCTGCATATACAGCAACAGAGACAAATAGAGAGGTCGCAGTGACACATGAGAGCACACCCCATAGGCGGTTTTCTGATATAGTACATGCTGTTCTAATAATGTTTTTGTTGATACTCCTGTTAGTTGTTGGGAGTTTGTCTATCGGGTATATGGTGGAGAGTGCTCAGAACAATACCAAATATGAGCTTTTAAGGAACGAGAATCAACAACTGATGAACGTATTGGAAGTGAATATTTTGGAAGGAGTGGACAGGGAGTTGTCTGCACTAGAGAGAAGGATTTTTACTGCGGAAAAAAGAATACAAGCTCTTGAATCTAAAGTTCAAGATATGGAACAACAAGAAGAAAGAACCTACCACCCGTAGAGGTAAGGTTCTCGTTTACATTCGAGAGAATGTTCCTCGTTAATATAATAAGAAGAAAGCCCCTTCACCCGTTAAAAGGTGTTGGGGCTATTTTTATGTCTGTGATTTATTCAGACACCTCCCCATTCAAAGCATTATCCAAACTAGCCTCAAGACGAGTGATCTTCTCTTTCAGAAATTCATTCTCTTTCTTGATTGAGTTATTAGTGTCATTCAACTTCTTCATTTGATCTTTGACAGAAGTATACTGTGTCATAGGCAGACATTCATAGTTCTGAAGGATAGCATCACTCTCACCAGCAGAGATAATCAAATCTGGGATAGGGTCGCTGTATCCACCATCACGGCCCGTAAAAGTGGTGTGCTTACCCACAGAGATAGTGGACTCAAGTTCCACAACCTTGTTATCACTATAACAGCTATTCACAGCCACTACGTTAGTTTCAAACATCCGAAGCATATCCTGAACATACTCGATATTCTCTGTTGTCAGGTTGATGATAAGGTCTGTAGCACCATTAGTTTTAACTTGCATTAGCATTTTCGTTCTCCTCTTTTTCAAAAACAACAATAAAGTGGGCTGGTAGTGAAACAGATCGACCGCTCTTCCCTACTAGGTTGATTCTACCACTCTCGTGGATTTCTGTGTAGGTAACAGAGTTATACGTCACCAACTTGGTTTGGAAATCTACATCCTCATACACAGATACTTTATAAAAACACTCCTCCATAACCCCTCCTCTTAATTTGTGTAACCACTATAACACATCAACTCCACCAAGACAACACTTTTCTTTCAAACAGTTTTGCAGCTAGTTGCAGATCATTCTTCTGAACACCAAGCCTCATCTTATAGAAAGACCTAGCCTTCTGATTAGGAAGAGTGTTAGGTTTTTGTACAAACTTCATCCCACAAACACCCTTCTCTCCCGGTTCACAGTCTACTACATCTACCATGCCCAGTATGTAATCATCCTCTCGTACACGCTTCAATAGTTCAGCAAATACTAGGAGTTCTTTAGAGGTCTCTTCATTGCGAACATGAAGACCGTGCTCTTTGTGTGAGTGGCTCATATCTCTTGCACAGGTCTCCATGAACTGAAGCATCCCACCATAGTCCCAACTACGGTAATTCCAAAGACATTTACGGAACAACCAGACGTTGCGGAAGAACTTCCAGATTGTAGCATTCTTGAAGTCTTTGGCCTTGTCTGGTATATAGTAGACAATACCTTGCAGAAGATCAACCCCTGTGTCTGTCAACCAATGGATAACAGGATGTGCTTCTTTATACATCTTTTCAAGCTCATCCCACTCCTCCCATGTAGCGTACCGTGGCTTCTCAAGGCCATAATGTCTGCGAATACGCTTAATCCACTTAGCTTCACTCCAATAACGTAGTCTCATAACCCCTCCTAAACAAGTGTAGCCTTAAACAGGCTTGGCAACAAAAGCATCTAAAGCAGCAAATGCTTTTTCTTTTGTGTCGTAGGCAGCGTAGTCAAAGGCGTGTTTTTTACTGGGCCACCAATAACCATCATCAATCCCTTGATAAGCCCTGAGAACAAAACACTGCCTTTTAGTGACAAAGAACTCCCCATTCATCTCAACTACACATTTCATTCCCAACCAATACTTCACTTTATTCCAGTTCATAACCCCTCCTCAGTTAAGATAGAACTTTTCCCTTACTATCCCACATAAAGAAAATCCCCACTAGCCTTTGACAGCCAATGGGGATAGTCTAGGTCATCTAAATTGTGTTGTCAAGCAATTATTCACAAGCAACACAATTATCTTTACTTGCTTGGATTCCAGCCTTTGAGTAGATGTAGTACAGACCGAGAATCTTCTCACTACGAATAGCATACTCATGCACCTTGGCAATGTACCCTTCGTCTTCTCCAGCAGAAAAGAAAAGGTTGAGCGATTGCCATTGGTCTAGGTAGTCACCTCTGGCCTCAGCTTGCCGTAGAACAGCAAACTGGTCAATCTCAAATGCTGTCTTGAACCAAGTCTTCTCTTCGTCTGTAAGCCAAGAAACCCCTTGAACACTCCCCATAGCGTCACGAACTTCTTCGATGTTCTTCTTACTGTACACACCCTTCTCTTTCATCAGAGAGAGCAAGTGTGGGTTTACACGATCAACTTCACCCCCTGCACTACGTTGTGTATACACCATAGCAACATCTGGGCTGATACCTTCAGACACACCACCCATAATGAGGGAGCTTGATTTCGTGGGAGCTACGGCCATTGTGTGGCTGTTAGCCCTACCATACCCTTTACACCACTCAGGTTCACCCCACTGTTCAGCACTCCACTTAGTAGCCTTCTCAGCCTCTTCTCGGATGTGTTTGAAGATAGTCCGGTTTAGTGTGTAAGCCTCCAACCCCTCGAACGGAATACGTTTACGTTGGTACAAAGAGGCAAGACCACACACACCAAGTCCCAAAGCCCTACTCTTCCTCGTAAATGCTACAGCTTTCTCAAGACCGTGAATGTTCTTAGCTCGTTCAATAAATTCTTGAGCCACACAATCCAAGAACACCGTAGCTACAAACACAGCATCCGTATCCTTCCACTCATCCCAAAGGTCTACATTCATACTGCTCAATACACAAGTGTATGTGTAATCTTTACTAGAGTGTAGTGTAATTTCGTTCAGTTGTGTTCAATACAGCTCGCTACACTATACCAGTTCTCTTATGAACTTCTGCATGTCCCCATGCAGCTCAGACTATATCATCACCAGTTGGTGCTCACCGCTTCCACTCGCTTGAGTGTACTCCCTTTCGGGATAGTCGTTACACGTTCCTAATAAACCAGGCTTCGCACGGGATTAACTGTTCTAGTCTTCCCCCGTTTTCAATGAGTTTTAATTGTGCTGGCACTTAACACAATTGGGCTGCTTTCACATCAAGGTTATGGTCTACATACCATTGAGGACGTTTACGGTTTGCCTTATCTGGAAAGAAGAGATAACCCTTCCCTGTAATCATCTTCACTTTGTTCATCTTCTGGAATCGCTTCAGGGCATCTTCATCTCCAGAATCCATCTTCTCTGTATCAGAGTCGTGCCAGTTCCAACCGATGTTATTACCGTCAGGGTGTTGCTCAAGATGATTAGCCACTTCGTAGAAGTCTCCGTGAGAGATTGGTAAGTATCCTGCCCAACTACCTCTTCGACTTGTCCCCTGTACAACATACTCCATGTCCTTCTGCACCCCTTGGATGATAGGAAGGACACCGCTACTCTTACCACCATCACTAATTGGTGTACCACGAGGGCGAATATCACCGAGATATCCTGCTGTACCAAAACCATACTTGGTCAAGATAGCCGTTTCATGCTTGCTTGTATAAATCCCATCAATCGAATCAGGGAAGTACGATCCAGCGCAACTGACGGGCAAACCACGAGACGTTCCAGCATTCGCTAAGATGGGGGTTGATAAGCTCAACCATCCTTTCCACATAATGTCAAAGAAACGGTCTTTCCATACAGCAGGGTCTGGTGTGTGTGCAGCCATAGTAGCAGCAATGCGTTGATACTGTTCTTTCGGGTTACTCGCTTGGTAAAGGTACTTCTCCTTAAACAACTGCCAACTGCCTGTACTCCAATGGAGGGGCATCAACCCCTCAGCTTGTAGTTTCTTTCGCTCTTCACTAAGTTTGTCGTAAACACTGCTCATTCTTCTAAATTCCCCCAAGTAAACCCATTAGCATCCCAATTACGAACATACTGATTACCTTGACTATTAAAGAAGTCTTGTGCAGCATATCCGTTAATACCTTTATAAAACCAAACAGCTACAGGGTTGTAGTCAACTTTATACAGGTCTTCATAACCCATATTGCGAAGACACAAGTTAATACGACTTTGTGCAAAATGCTCAAGTTGGGTGTCAGTAATCCCTTCAATACGCCCCTTCTCAAAGATTTTACGAATAATTACTTGCTCGTGTTCAAATACCTTGTGGGCTGCTTTGTAAACATCTTCTTTCAGCTTTTCTTTGTAGTCCTCATCAACCTCACCCACTTGTTCTTTCTCTGCAAGAAGTGTACGGAACAACCAAGCCGCTGCCTCAGAGTGAAGAGCCTCGTCTCGGCTTGAGAAGTTGATACCACTCACTACGTTCAACAGCTTATTCTTCCCTTGTTGCTGGAAGTGCTTCAAGAAAGCAAACGATGAATAGAGGACAGCCCCCTCACCAAACACAAAACCACCTAAAGCTCTCAAATCATCGTCTTGATCTAGCACAGACTCTAGGTAGTCAATACGCTGTTTCAACTCAGGGTCGTTGATATAACTATCGTAGAACTCATCTGTTGCAATACCAAGCTCTTCGTTCAAAGTCTTGTAGAAGAATAGGTGACTAGCAAACTCAACTGCACCAAACAAAGCAGCCATTGGTTGAATATCGGCAGGTCGGGGGAACTTCTTCATTACAAAGTTCAACCAAAACTCATCGCCAATAATCTGTTCGTATTTGGAAAACAGCTTTAATGTGGTGATAACACCATGACTCTCTGCTTCAGTCATATTCACCAACATATCTTGCTTATCCTTAGCCACCTTAACTTCAAAGTGGGGCCAGAACACCTCAAGCTGCTTATTCATGTAATCAACAGCTTCGGGGTAGTCCACTGTAAATGTTGTTTTGGGTGTTTGGATGCGTACCATCAGTATTCCTTATTCTTTTCTTGTTTTAATACAGCTTTAGCAGTTTCTTCATTCTGCCATGTTTTATCAGCACACCCTGTACGACCAATCTGTGCAAGTTCTGCTCGTAGTTCAGGGTCTTTAATACAACTGCGTTTGTTCTCCCAAGAACATAGCTCACTCTTCAGCCAGTCAGAATCTACACGTTCCACACCTTGCACTAATGGGCCTGTAAAGACAAAAGGTTTGTCTTCATAAGGACGATGAGATACAGTTTCTACATCATAGGGAAGAGAAGTATCAATCCCAGCATCATAGATAATCTTTTCAAATGTTTCTTTGTCATTCTCTTCCACAGCTTTCTTGAAGGGTGGATATTTCATTAGGATATAAAAAGAGATGTTTTTATTTATCATTGTTGTTCCTCATTCATAAGTTCTTCTAAGAATAAGAAGTGTTCCATCAAAGCTGGTTTAACTTGCCGTGCAAGATACACATGCTCTTTCTGAGTAACACCTTCATCGTCACGCACCATCAACCAAGTAATCCAACTACGAAGTGTACCGTTTGCATACATATAGCTCATTGTGTTACCTTCAGGAAGGATGACACGAGCACACTCTTTAGCAATGCCCACGTCTTTGCTAACAGCCCAACTATAGTGTTCGGTAACTAGGTCAATCACTTCTTGTTGACGACGATCCCATTCTGCTTGTAGTTCTTCGTCATCAACGTCAATACTATTCTGACGGTTCTTGTAGTCTTGGAGTCGAGCTTCACGGAGCATAAACTCCTGAGCCACGGCATACCGTTGACTGTTGTGGGTGACAATCCCATTAGCCACGTAATTGTGACTGTTGTGGTCAACCTCCAAATCATAGGTTTGCATCGGCCCACAACTAACAATCGACACGACTCTAGAATAATTTGGCGACTCAATAAACTCAGACGCAGTTTTACTCTGATGACACTCTTTACACAAAACTTGGAGGTTGTCTAGGTCAAAAGCAGCATCTGGGTGAGATTTTACAGGCAATATGTGGTCAATCTCCAAACTGTCATCAGCGCAGCATTCGACACATTGATTGCCAAATCGCTTAAGGATCAGGTTTCGGTATTTGTGTTGCCAATCCCATACAGTCTGCCGGAAGCACCGACCTTTACCCCCTGCCCACAAGTCAGAATCTTCCCCCTTTCTGGAAGATTCTCTCATTTTTTCTCTAGTACCCTCCGCATGATGTTTGTTGAACATCGGTTGTTGGTCGCTAGGAAGCCCTTTGTTCCATATCTGCGTGTACTGCGCCACTTCCTTTTTGGAAAATTGCAATCCGTGGATTCTCAACCATTTCCTAATAGTATGCGTGGTTACTCCAGCGAGTGTTGCAATCCCCTTTAACCCACGTCCGTCTTCAATGCACTGATTTTTTGCGGCAGCAAGCCATTCCTTGTGTTGATAACACGGAACACCGTTGATTCCAACCTCATCCCCAACAGAAATCTCTGCTAGTCGCTTAAACCCGTCCCTTGTTAAAAACTTATGCTCACTCGTGGCTTTTATCTTCCGACCGGACGCCAGTTTGATTTCATACACAGGTTTACCCCCTGTGTCAAAAACCTCAACTATCGGTGCGTACTTAAATTGCCTAGTGTCTTCATCATACACTTTGACATTCGGCAGTGCTTCCCCCGCCACGTATGCTGAATACAAATCCTCTATAGTCACAAGACCGCTGTCGGTTTTTACAACTGAGTCCCCTGCAATACAGAACTCTTGGAACTTCATGCTAGAATGTCGTAACACTTGACGTGCAATGTCGCGTGGAACTTCAATCTCAACCACTACGTTCACCATATCGAACACAGACCAGTGAGAGTGTTTCATGCAATACTTCAGAAGACCGGCTGCTGTATCAAAATTAGTTTGGTTCTGTGGTGAAGACACTCGTGCTGCGTAAGAAACGATACCTTCGCTATCAGGGATGAAGTCTACACTAGGGGTTGTAACACCAATCACACGAGCTTTGATCTGATTAAAATACTTCTCATTAAACTCCACTCAGCATCTCCTTAATATCACTGATAACCCTGGGTGATTGACTACCGACATATTTATGTTCTACATGTCCATCTTCCATAACCAATGTTGTGGGGAGAGAGCGTACTGAGTGTTTTGTAGCTAGAACAGTCCCTTCATCTGTATCAATGTCCACTTCTGTGTAGACAACACCTGCTGTATCTAACATCTTTTTCCAAACTTTACAAGAGCTACACCACACACCGCCAAATACAATAATCTCTTTACTCATCAATAATTCCTTCTTCAATTAAAATCTTCTTAGCTTCAGTCCAAGTGAGGGGCAGGGGAGGATGGTTGAAGATTGTCCAAGCCAACCCACTCCCCACAGCCAGATCGTAGGCGTCTTTAGTCAGTAAGTGTTTACGCCAATCAGTGTAATGATCTTTAGCTGGTACAGCACCTATTGTAACATGGTCATCACTCATTCACCATACCTCTCTGTAAGTTTGTAGAGGATGTTAGCAAGACTGTCCATCAACTCTCGCACTTCACCCTCTTGTTCCAATAAGTCCTCATTCACTTGCAAACCACTTCCTCGTACACCTCTAAGGTTGGTGTAGTCATACTGCTTTCCTTCGATGTTGATCATCCCATTCTTCACTGTAATATGCAAGCTATTCTCCTCTCAAAACCAATTGTTTGCCGTGCTACAGCGGGTGATTAGGCAGAAACTCCTCTAAGCTAGGGGATACATGGTGTTTGAGTTTACGCACCTTATTCTCTGCTGTATCCTTAACACAATACCACAACTCTCCCTCAAACACCACTTCTTCTACGTAACAATCAACGCCTTGTTCCTCAAGAGCCTCTTTACTCTCCGCTGCATAGGTATAGGATTGTGTGAACTTGGTGTTGTTATTATCGCAGACAGATTGCCATACACCTTTAGTATTCACTCCGTAGGCTTGTAGTAAGTCTTCAACATACTCGTTGGTGTACATTACGTCAGCCCAGCCATCGACCACCCCATTCAAGTCCTCTTCCTGAGCAGCTTCATACATCTCTTTAGCTTCTTCATAGACACGGCTAATTTGATGCTTCAGTTGCGTCCAATATTCAGCTTCAGTTCCCATAGAGGGGTTGTTACCTGTTAAGTGGTTGAACTTGGTCACGTCACGCTTACTCACACATTCTCCTTACTTTCGTTATACATTTGTTTTGCCCGATCAAGACAACATTGAAGTTCCTCTAACAGTTCTTCTTCAGTATGGCCTTTCTCAGTTCCTCGTAGAGTCTTCTTCATAATGTGTTCTCGCCAACCACCAATACCATACACATCACTGATACGGTATGGGTCTAGGTTGACTGTAACGTACCCGTTCGCAGCATCTTCTAGTGTCAGGTTAAGCCGGAAAGAATGTCGATAGTGTTTACCTTTATCCATATTTCCTCTTCAAATAGTTCAGCGATACCGGCATAGGAAGACCAAACCCATCCTCAACTTCGTGCAACATAACAACACCCCTGAAGTGGTTATTGCCTGTATAACCCTTATAGTCTTCAAGGTGCTCATAACACGCCCCGTTCACTACACCAATTTGATGCTTACCATCAATAGTAGGACGAATTGCAATGTCCAACACTTGCTTATGGCCAACAACAAAGCTACGGCCTACAGTCTTCAACACGTTCATGGCTGTACCACCATAAGGTTTACCGCTCATAGGGTTGGCTAGGTAGTGAACAAAGAATATGCCATCAATCTCTACAGGTTGCAAGAATGGGTACACTTCCCAACCATACTTCTCCAAGTCAAGAGTGTCCATGCCAACAAAACCTTCAAGTTCCGGCATGTCACTAGCTACACGATCAAACCGATGCTCGTGGTTTCCTGTACAGAACACCATACGGGGACTGTAAACTCGCTTCTTGAATCTACGTTGTTGTCGTTGCAGTTCCCAAAGTGGTTTAATCAGATTCTCAAGTCCTTTGTTACCAGCCTCAATATCAGCTTTTAGACGACGACCTTCAAATGAGAGTTTACCACGATCATAAACACTGAGAGATTCAAAATCATAATTATCTCCAATATGCACTACAACATCAGGGCGCTTATCTACAATATACTTACCAATCCATGTCATATAGTCGAGACTAATGTGAGGTTTACATTGCGTATCACCCACAACTAAGATTTTCTTACTCAAATTAAACCCTCCCAATAATTTCCATAAGACACACTGCCCCATACAACAACACTTCAAAGTATGTAGCAATCCACCAATTCACAAAGAATGGTTCTTGAATATTACTCATTAGCTAGTATCTCCTTAATCTGTGCCCTACGTTTAGCAAATTCCTTAATGTCTACTATCTTATCCATTACATCACCCAATTAGGTTTGAATGGCGTCTGCTTGTACTTGGTGATAGTGTGAGCAGGAATAACTTGTTCTGGAACTACCTCTTCGTATTCCTCAACTTTCTCGTAAGTGATTTCATCCCACTCAGTACCCCAACTATCGTCCCAAGTACCGTTCATGGTGACTAGCACATTCAAGAAATCAGAAGCATCCACACCCTCATCTCTCAAATCTACAATATCTTGTGCAGTGATTGTGTGGCTCACCCAGCAAAAGAACGATGAATATTTGCGATGCTCTTTCTCAAACTCACCTACTTCTGATACATAATCTTTCAGGGCTTCTTCAGTAATCTTTTCCATTCTGTTCTCCTTAGATAGAAATTGTTTTATTTGTTCTCTACGTTTTTTGGCATTACTAGCTGGAACAACACCACGTTCATTTAACCACACCCTATCTTTCTTGGAGTTGAGTATCGCAATAGCTTGCTTGTCAATAATCGCTTCTTCAAGAGTCATCCCATTACGTTCGCCGTGGGTCTTAGCCTTGTGGCAAGGTTTACAGGACAGTACCCACTCTTCTCCAATACCACCCCCACAATACCACAGAAAGGCTTCAGCGGTTTCTTTTGATGTACACCCCTCAGATGAAATCTTGTGGTCACACTCAAGTTTAGAGCCAGCGAACCATTGGTTACAATAGTAACATTGCCCTACATTTTTCGTTGAAGGATGAAACAGTTTCTGTTCTTTCTCTTCGTTTGTCACAGGGCGTAGTTGTCTTGATTTCCACTCTTTACGAAGGGGGTAGTCAGCCCATAAACGTCTAAGTGCTCCTCTCAACCAACCCCAATACGCTGCTTCAGTCTTCCACACCTTTCGTCCTTCTGGAGTCAACCAAGGCTCTTTGTCACTCATAATCCACGCCCAGTTTATCCAGCGTATCCAGAAACTCCACTTTATTCTCAAGCTCTGCCATACTTCTCAACATTCTCGCCATGTGCCAGTTCTCAGAAGCAACATATTTCCAATCAATCTCAAACTCATCTCCACGCCAACCTGTAATGATCTTAGGTTCTGGATACAACGTCTTGTAGATATTGACAACAGCTTCAAGAGCCTCTTTATCATTCTTACAATCTACCAGAGCTTTATAAGCAGACTTCTCACCCCACTTCTTGTCTGAAAAGCAATTGGCTTTGTAGTTGTCGATTTTATCCGCAAAGGCTACTTGGAAATACAAGAACAATCTACCAATACCTTTCACTTCGCCTTTCTCATTCAACCACAATTGACCAAACCCACTACAGTCAACAATACCCTTACTTGGGTTGTTGGGGTTGTACCAGTTTACACTATTGCCTCCCGTATCTTTGTCCACTGCTATGACAACACGGTTCTTTTTACCATGAGCTTCCATGATACAAGCATCATCGGCTTCAATGTTTTCAACAACATTCACTTTGTACTTTTTAACCAAGTATTCTGTGACTTCATCCATCAACAATGGTTTGGTGAGGTCGTTTCTATTTCCCTTGTACTCTAGCAGAGTTGAGAGTTCTTTACGGAAACTATCTCCTTTACCGAAGAATGCAATATAGCTTGAACAACCAGCTTGTTTGTATGAGTTCTCAAACATAAGTTTAGCAGAGTGTAAGACATTCTCAATTGGTTCTGGTGTCTGCACATCCTCAATCTCAAACTCATCCCAAGTGAAGGGACTTGTTCGTCCTTCATTGATTGTAGCCAGATAACCACCATCTTTGGTTCGCCAATTCCCCCAAAACTCGGTACGAGTGGCAAACTCTTTCTGCCTACCACTTGTTTTGTGTGTAGCTAAGATACTACGCTTCTCTCCTGCTGAAGCAACAGCATACTTAATATAGTCAGCATCAATAACAGCCTTCATCCCTTCCACCCCTCTTTAACCTGATCGACAATATCCAACACATCTTGTCTAGATGGAAATGGTAGTTCTGTGTAGCTGGTGAATTGCAATACAAACCCTCTCAAACCTCTCAGAATGGCTCGTGTGAGCCATTCCAGAGGGCGTAGTACGAAGAGCAGGGTAAACACTGCAAACACCTTCAGGACGATTATAGCTCGTTTCAGATAGATGTTCATGGTGACTCCTCTTCTTGTTTAGGAGAACTCTTCTACTGTGCGATCAATCTCTTGCATCTCTTCAATCTTTTCTTTCAAATTCACTTGCTTTGCATGAACTTTGGCTGCTTTGGTAATACGAACCACTTCATCTTTAGCAAGACCTTGTGGGTTGCTATCTTCTTCATAAGTGAAGTCTTTCTTCAACTCTTTCAACAGCTCTTGTGCATCCAATACTTCAGTTTCAAGATTAAACGCCCGTTCAAACAACTCTTTTCCATTCATGCTCATTAAAACTTCTCCTCTTGTTTAATACGAATAAGACGATCTTCACCAGTGAGTGGGTTCTCATCCACAAACTCGACAAGATCATAGGCAGTTTCAAAAGGGTCAACAGTGAAGCCTGTTGCTCCCAGTTTACCCAGAACACTATACACTTGCCGATCACCAGCTACACAACCAAGCAGCAAATCTAGTGTGTACACTTCATCTTCTGTCAACTCAATAGAGACAGTTGTTCGTTTATCATCAGGCTTCTTAGCCATAGTCTTCTCTCCTATATGAAATAAAAAGCCGGTTATATCAAAATTCTCAACACAACCGGCACTATAATTTGGGTTAGATCATGTGAAGGAAGCTACGACCTTCTTGGAGACCAATCGGAGCAAAAGGAATGTCGTCCTCAGTACCCCCAAAGTCTTCAGTAGGCTCTTCTACTTTCGGAGAAGACTTCTTACGAGGGGTTTTAGCTTCAGGCTCTTCCTCTCGTTGAGCTTTCTGAACCTCACTCATTTCCCGTTCAGGAACGTCTGAGAAGTCACTAGCCAAAGTACCAACTTCACCCAACTCATCAAAGGACGCACCACCCTCTTTCTTATACTCAATCAACTCATCAACACGGATAGCTTTAAGCTGGGCAAAACGGCCAAACGAGTTCTCAACAGTATCAAAAGATACGACACCTTTACTGCCATTCGCTACTAGAATGTCTTTAGTAACGTCTTGAAGTTTACCATCACTGCCCGGTACAAACACACGAGGACGGTAGGCGTCTGGTGTTGGGTGCATTTCTTCACCCTTGAAGTATTGAGCATTCTTCTTCAGCTTGATGACGTACTGCTCATCCCCAGCGTAAGGTGGTGAGATTTTGAAGATTTTCTCAAAATCGTCACTGTCAATTTCCTTAGCTTTCTGCTTAGGAAACTCTTTGTTCCACTTCTTAGCTGTGGCTTTATCTACAACACAATCAACACTCCACTCTTTCTCAGTCTTGGACTGGTACTTGAAGTCTGCCTGAGCCAGCTTTGTATAACAAAAAACTACGTCATTGATTACAGCCATGTTTTATTACCTCTTTCAGATAGATGTTAGCCCGAAGGCTGGTTTGGTACTACTCTCTTTTATTTAAGCAGAGTGCTTAAATTCTTTCTTCAAATTGCGATAAATCTTCTTCTCACAATCTTTCAGGCACGCAGTGTACACCATAAAGGATATAGCCTTTCCTGTCAAGTCATAATACACTTTACGATATTCTTTAAACTCGTAATTTTCATAAGGGAGCATTTGTGTCACTGCTTCCAGTTTAGCCAACTTACGAAGTTTCTTGCTTTGTTTACCGTTCATTCTTTTCTCCTCACATCAAAGTAAATGCAATAAAACCAAACAACAGGGCTAGAACATTTAGAACCACACCCATTGTCATGGTGGATAGTCCTGCATCCAAACCAGACTTCTCTCCCAACCCCCGAGTACCCATTAAGATGCTAAACAGCAAAGTAACACCGTAGGCGTGAGCCAGTCCAATAGACTGTACGCCAAGAGGGACTAAGAACCAACCCCACAATGTACTCACTGTGAACGCTGAGAAAAGAATCAAGGTGAAGCACAGAACAACTAAACCAACCACACCTGATAAGAATTTCACCGTACCACCACCTCAACAGTCTTCTGTTGTACAATCTGCACATCTGGATACTGCTTCTTCAACATCTGCTTTGTTATTCATTTGCAAACCTCCTCTCATCTATATCTACTGTCCAAACCATCAGTTGCTCATAGGAGCTTTTGTCTAAAGCGTCTTTCCACTTCTGAGCGAGAAATTTTGCTTCGCTTTCTTTTGCTTTCTTATACAAGAAGAACATTTCAATAGGATCATTCGACATTCCTAGAAATCTCTGATTCCTGCCAGAGAATCTATCTTTTATTTGAGCTTTATATAGGCATTCCTTAACAGCGTAATGCACTCCGGGTGGACAACCATTATCTTTGCGTTTATAAGCTAAAAATGTGTTTATTTCTGCTGGTAGTAAACAACATGTATCCATAGAGTAGCATTTATTATCCTTTACTAGCAAATCTTTGTCAAGGCTCCATCCTGCGTTAGCTTGTTTTTGACAAGAAAACCAAGAGCAGAAGTTTTGAAAGTTAAACCAATCCTCTCGCACATAACAGTCAACGTATGTTGGATTTTTAACTAACTTTCTTTCACCATAACATCTCCAAAACATGCCACTCCAAGCAACATACTCAGGAGTATTTTTACGCCCATTCTTTATACGAAATGTGCCGTCTCCAATAAACCCTCTATTGAAAAGTGTAGCCCCATAGGGATTTTTAAGTGTTCCATTAACTATCTGAGACTTTTCACACCATGTAGTAAATCCATGTGAATCTTGAAATTCGACAAGGACTTTAGACTTGTTCTCGTATTCTAATACCTTGACGCTTTGATTCTTTCTTAGCGTGTATACTGCGCCCACATCCAGAGGTCTTCTTTGAGATTCTGCCATTAATCTTACCTTACAAACTCTGTAAAAATTAGATTTGCATCTTCACGGGTGAATTGTTCATCCAAGATGACAGGCTTACCGTTGTAGTTGCTTACCAGCTTGTAGAAATAATGTTTCATTTCAGTTCCTCCTCTCACTTAAGAGACTATATTATCTCACACTTTAGGGGTTGTGTCAAGGGATTTAGTGAATAAAAATCAATGCACCTCGCACCAACTCTTACCAACCAAACCTTCTCCCGCTAATTCTACTTTCAATTGTAGGAACTGTCCAGCCTTTTCAATAGCCTTTTCAATCATTTTAGCCACTTCAGGGGCGATGACTTCATCACACTCGTATTCCAACTCATCGTGCATGTAGCCAATCCTCCGCACTACAAAACCTTTATAGGTGTAGTATGGTTTACGATCTTTCCAGTGCAAACCTCCGAGCCACAAGTCCATGAAGCAACCAGCATAGTCCATTACAATACCGCCACAACTCTGGAAGATTGTATTCAACAAAGCACTCTTCTTCCGAGTACGCAGAATACGACCATCAATAGCTGGCAAGAACTTCCCTTGTCCTTTTGTCTCCCAATACTTCTCCAGACTGTCCCTCAATCCCTTAACAGCGGGGTTGGCTTCCCAGAAAGCGTTCAGCTTGTCATTACCCATCTTCTCCGGTAGTCCGAGAGTGCTTGCTACTTTAGGGCCACCAGCCCCATACAAAATGGCGTAAAATCCGTTCTTACTGCGGTCACGGTAGGGCTTGAACACAGGATCATCCTTGCTAAACGCTGGGTCAGACAGGTCAAACTGCTCAACTTCTTTCAGATGCCCAAAGAAAGCAATGGCATTCTTGGAGTGTGGGTCGCCATTCAAGAGTTCGTCAGCGGTAACACCATTGTCATATCGGTAACTGTAGTGTCCCATCACACGCCCCTCCAGAGCAGCAGCGTCACCAGCGGCAATAAGCATCCCATCTTCCGAAGTCCAGAGACTCCGAAACTCTTTCCCCAACAAAACCTTCTCTGAAGCCTTGGGCACGTTCACAACTGTTTTGTGTTTCTGTCTGTGCGTACTAGCAATCCCTGTACGTCCAGCACCGATGCGTCCGTCCTTTTGTAGTCGTGGATTATCCAACCAGCCTTGTAGCACAGATAGTCGGTTACGCAGACTCAGCCACTTGACTACTAGCTTCACAATATCCCCCTCCATCCTCATCAAGTTTGGACATATCTTGCCTGTGTCCTGAATCTTTGGGGATGTTTCAACCAATTTCCGTGTCTTCGGGTCACGCATAGGCTTCCCATCGGGGCCACGTTGGAAGTTATAGAATGTCGGCTTCCAACCCTGTGAGAGAAACCAGTCTTTCATCTGGTCTTGGTTAGCCATCTCCATTGGCAGCTTAACATCTAACATACTGCCAGCAGCAACAGGATACTGTTTCCCGTAGAACTCCCACAGCCCACTTTTCTCATCCAAAACACCACTGTGTTTTTCAACAAACTTTTCCCAAGCAGATGAATATGTGCCATCTTTCTTGAAAGGTTTTGCAGGCATTGTGTAGAACTTCTCTTCTGACTTCTTCAATGCCCTTGGTGGTAGTTGTGGCTCTACTTCTGCACGAATTTCCTCCATCATGCCTATGATACGGTCTTTGAGTGCCAGTGCTGCATCAATATCAAACTTCCAACCAGTGAGTTCTTGGCAAGACATTAGATAGAAAGATTTCTGTCCACACTTGAATGCTTGTGTAGCCTCAAATGGCTTCCCATACATCTCTTTCCACTCTTTCTCAAGGTAGCGCAAAATCAAGATATTGACTTCGACATCACGTTCACAATATGTGTCCATCTTCGGGTGGTACTGCATGAACTCTGCACCCTTAGGGCTGTTCTTATCAATCAGTCCAAGGTCAATACACTCTTGACGCCAATCAATCTTCTCCAGTCCAAGAATCTCACCAAAATAGGCAACACTATGTCCAGCCCTATCTGGATTCAAGAACATAGATAGGTAGAACGTATCAATATACTGAACAGGCTTACCACAAAGTTTATCAGGCCCAACAGCGAAATCAATATCCATGAGATTGAGGAGAACAAAAATGTCGTACCCAAGGCCGTTGTGGAAGACAACATTCGGATTATCGTAACCAGCAACCCACTTAATGAACTTCTGTTTTGCTTCTCTGTCTTTGAAAGGGTTTAATTTCAACCGCTTTGTTTCATCATCTAGGTCAATCAGACACAAAGACCAAATCTTTGTTGACTCGAAGACAAAACCATCTGCTTCCAAGTCAAGAGTAAATCCGTTGCCAACGCTCATCTTCTCTCCTCTTAAAAATCTACGTCATTGAACTCATCCTCAGATAGTAGCACTTCCCAACTCTCATCGTCAATCTTGAATGTGTCAGCTACACCTAAATAAGACCAAGGACGGTTCTTCAACACTGTAAGGCGTACACGCCCACGGCTCCTGTCAGGTAAAATCTCCGGCTCCAGACCGATAATAACAAAACTCAATTGTTCCAGAGCCGCACTACCTCTCATCATCTCCTTTGAGACTTGCACCCAATACGGCTTTGGCTCTTCCCCCTCTTTCACTCTAGGAGCTTTGAATTGTTCTGCTGCACTGCGGTTAATGTGGCTAACTGCAATGATGCAAACATCGTTGGCAGCACAAAAAGCAGCAAGCTCTGTCATAACCATGTCTAGCTCTTTACGCTCGTCTTTTACTGCACTACCAGAAATCACAAGGCTTAGGTGGTCTAGAATGATAAAATTACACCCCTCAACCAAGTGCATGTGTTTAATCTTCGCCATTAACTCACTAATGGGAAGACTGCCGAAGTGGCCCAACATAACAAGCTGGTCGTTATCCACAATCTCTTTGTACGCCTTTTCAATAGCTTCTCGACTAGCCACACCTAGAGGGTTATTCTTAAACTCAAGGTAGTTTACTTTCAGTTTAGATGCTATCAAGCGTTGAATAGTTTCTTTATTAGTTTCTTCTAGGTAAATCATACCTAGCTTTTCATTCGCTTCCATAAACGCTGAAGCAAAGATAGAACAGACTGTACTCTTACCAACACCACTAGGGCTGGTCAATAGAACTAGCTCGCGTGTACGAAAACCATGTAGCTTGGCCATCAGTTTTGGGAAACTGTTTACATAAATACCCTCTGGCCGAGGTTCAAGCAAGTAATCTAAGTCTAAGTCAGCAGCCTTTACAATCTTCTCAGAAGAATATGGTCTACGTCCGAACTGCACCAGTTTAGCTAAGTCTTGAGAACGACCAGCTTGCATATAATCAGAGGCGTCTTTAAAACCCTCGTCTGGTGTTACCGTAAAGAGGGACATACCACTACCTACAAGTGCGTTAGCCACTGCCTCACGCGCCTCATGCCCTTTGACAATCTTTTTCGCCGCCTCTGCTGGCGTACAGTGGTCGTCATCGAAGTAAATTGTCAAAGCATCGTGACTTGTTACATAGGCTTCGTTGTGAAGGATTGACTCTACAGCATTAGCAGTGCCCATAGGAATAGAAGCAACTAGCGGCTCGATACCCTCATACTTTGTTCCTTTTACACTATCAACACCAGCTTGCCAGACTGAAAGCATATCCCATTGGCCTTCTGTGATGGTCAGGTTATTACGCTTACGATTCTGAGTTTCTGCTACATTCTGCCCGAACAGCTTATTCCCAATGGTAACACTGCCCACTGTTGTCCAGTGATAATCTTCTTCTTTTGCTTTAGTCAAGTCTTGTTTAGAGTAACCAGTGACTTTTCCCTTTTGGTTGTAAGAAGGGAAGTAAATGGCTTCAGGTGTTTTACCGTCTTGTTGGGATACAGCCACCTTAACACCAAAACGCTCTAGGGTTTCTTTACGAATACCTCGCTCCGGTACATCAACACTTTTAAGTGATTGCACGTCCGCTAGTGTTTCTTTTGGAACATATTTCTCTGACATATCTTCTCCTCGCTTCTCCTTGAAATACCCCACCTCAATCCTCCACACTAATCATAGAACATCCTGTGTCCGGTAAGTGAAATTCTTCATACGGATTACCAATATAACACAATTCACTCTCTTTGTCTATAGTCTTTTCTTTAAGAAATTGTTTCTTATCTTCTTCCACTTTGTTTTTGTTGGATTTTTGAAAATTCTTAGCTACCTGATTTTTCATTCGCCACCCTCCTTTCCACAATAAATACATTTAGCCCAAGAATCTCCAGAACCATCCCAACCATACACCTTCCACTTATGGCCATCCTCTTCACATTCATGTGGAGGGGTGGTTTTCCAAACATCATAACCCGGAAGGCTAGATGTTGGTGTTTGTTCAGATAGATTGTGTTTCACCTGCTTCTCCAGATAAGGCGTTAATCTTAGCTTGCACGTCGTCTACCCATTGCTGGCAATCCTTTAGTGCTTGAATCTCTGCTTCTTTCAGTGCTTCCAACACTTCTGGGTAAACTTTATACCAATTCTTGACAAGCCACTCAAGGACAGCTTTATTCAAGGCTTCAGGACTCTCCCAATAGTTTTTACCCCCGTGTGACTGCTGCCCACACCGTTGAAACTTAGGTGCAACACTGTGTACTAGTGAGATTCTGAATGAATCGTTTTGGTATCTCGGCCCTTTGATGAGATTGTTCCAAGACTCCACATCTTCCACAACACGCTTCTTGTTCTCCCACGTTTTCAGTAAATCATTAGTCATAAATAATCCCCTTAAAATCGTTTAACCTCGCACCCTGTGGGGTAGGGTGCTTGCCACCCTTAAAGCACGTTTTACCCCTTTATTTCCCTACTATCTCTAGTTTTCGTCTCGTTCCTGTAGCCACTCCCGAATCATCTCCTCGTCAATGATGTCCAGTTGCACAAGTTTACCAACAATCTCGTGTCTGTGCAACCCATCAAAAGCTATATCTTCAAGAAACTTCACAGCAATATCTTCCGCTTCTTTTTGTGTCAGATACTCTTCAGAGATAGAGGCACTATTTGTTTCCACACAAACATCAATGTATTTATTGTGTTGTCCGCATGTCCTTACATTGATTTCCATAATCATTTCCCCTCTGGACGTTTAGTAAGGGTCTGATCCCAATGCTTCACATCTGGTTTCTTGAGGATCAAGAAACCAGATGTGGCAGTGTCGCCACCGGCTAGACCCCAATAATTTGTACGCAACTCAGGCCGCCCTGTATAGAGATAGACAACCCCACCCGACCACATAGCAGCATATTTCCACTCATCTTCGATCAGTTCCCAAGGAATGTTAAGAGAGTAGTCTTGCTCTTTGATGCGGTAATCCATGAGCATCCAGTCCCAATTCGGTTCACCACCCTTAGGTAGGGTAATCCACCCATAACCGTTATTAAACTCAATCTCTTCACCATCCAAATAAGCCTGCATCACCTTAATCTTATCTGCTGTGTTCATGTATCATCCCCTTAGATTGGATAAATCATATTGTTCACGATTAATCCAGTTTACACCATGTTCGGTGTCACTGTGGAGGCGTTCAAGCCGTTCAATCTCTTTTTCCACCTCCATTTTGTTATACAAAGGAGGAGAATCCTTCCATACGAAGTGCAAGAAGTATCCCACATTGTAGGGTTCATTATCCTCTAGCCACTCAAGGTTGTCAATCCCATGTGCATAGGCTACACGATAGGTGGTGGTGCCGTGAGGGAGCTTGTTGTATAAATACTTACCTTCACGGTGAAACTTATCTGTTGTCACTAGAACGTATATGCCATTGTCAGCACTCATCTTAATTCTCCTTTAGCTCTTTCTCAATCTGGTACATTTCTTTACCCTTCAACTCTACCACCACCCAAGTGTTGTTGTCAAGCAGCTTCTCAACGATGTAGTTCTTAGGGTTGTTGCCAAAGGCTACGAGGCGAACGGATACGTCTACAGGATGTTTGTGTAGAGTGGTCTTTCCTGTCTTTTTGTTCGTGATCCTGTAGCGTTTCATAATCAACTTCCCCTCAATTGGTTTTCTGTTGGTATGACTCCCCGACTAGCGAAGATTTCTTTAATGTCACCCAGCACAATTGGTTTGTAATTAACATTCTCACAGCTTACACTGAAATAGTGAGGGTTGTCAACATTATTTGAATGCGTGTGGCCGTGTACGGATAAAGCCCTGTAAAGCTCATGCGGATGGATAGGCGCATGAGACAACCAAAACCCCCAACGCTTTGTGATGCCATAGAATTGAACATTATCGAACTGTTGACAATAAGGCACCAGAGTCTTGTGGTCGTGATTACCTAAACAAATCACCACTTGGTTGAAGTATTTAGAATACACATCAATTCTCCAGAGAGCTTCGGGTCCGAGGATAATATCACCAAGCAACCAGATGTTATCTCGTTTACTCTTACCACTTAGAATATTCTGGTGGATGGTTTCGTTATGCTCTTCTAGCGAAGAGAACTCAGTTCTAAATTTCTCATGGATACCGCGATGGTCGAAATGTGTATCACCAATAAACCATACTTTACTCATTTAACTTACCTCCTCACATTTGATTTTCAAACACTATACCACGTTTAATCCAAGCCTGTCAATGCCTAACCCGAACAACCTGTTTTACAACCTACTTGACTTTTCAGGTTCTATTTGATACAATACTAAAGTAAATCCCAATCTCTAACCGTAAGGACATTGGTTGGGTGAGCACAGAGTTTGTCGGGACTACTACGTTTGGCTCTGTGTGATTTGTGTAAAAGGAATGGTACTAGACACAACCGTAGCTCGAAATCTGAAATCGGTGTACTGGCACTCGTGTAAGGAGTGAATGACAGATAGGAACAGCAGCTTACCATGATCTGTTCCCCACCCAAGAAGAATCCTACAACTTCTTGGGAGTCCTGTAAAGGATAATCTAACCTCGTCTGAATTGGGATGGCAGAAATGCTTCTGTAGGTCAGTCAGTGGGAAGATTGGATATGAGCCTATATTCTCTCGAAGCAGTGTTGGCCGCAGGGTTGACAGGGGTAGATTCATAGTCTATCTTATACTGTATGGGAGGGTATAGGGTAGCTCTATCCAAATCTTCCTGAACTGATTGGGATGATTATACTTATAAGTAATATTTATTAGGAGAGGTAGAAGTGAAATTATATGAATACATGATAATGAGAAATGGTGTAGGTAAGAACGGAGGTATAAAGTCCTCATTGTCATCAAAAGAGTTTCAACTTTTAGGAATCAACAATTCCAAAGGTTGGGCTAGGAAGAATAAGAATCTAGAGATTTCTGATACTCTGTTAAAGCAACTTCTTGTGTTTGCAAATAACAACAAAATTCAAAATAGCAAATCATTACAACGATTACAGACTAATTTTAGTTCAGCGGATAATAAATTCTTGTATCTTATGTATAATGACACCAATAAAATCCATAAAATAGGGATAAGTGTTGATCCTCAAAAGAGATCAAGGGCGCTATCTTCTTCCAGCGGTTTAAGGGTCACGTTGAAGGCTATGTGGAAAGTCGATCTGTATGCAAGGGATGTTGAAAGGTCTTTACATCACAGCCTTAAGGATTTCCGCACACTTGGAGAATGGTTTGACTTGACTTCTATTGAGACTGTAGTACCCTTAGTAGAAAGTCTCATACCTTGTCAGTTTAAGAGGATAGTCTAAGGAGGTTGCTACCCAGAATTTACTCACCAAAGGATAGGATAATATAAATACTATAATACCTATTGACATAACACCCACTTACTAATACCATCTCTACATTACTTACCAAAGGAGGTGCTTATGCAATTCAAACCAACAGAAGAACAGGTTGCAATCGTAGAGCTTGCAAAGCAAGGGAAGGATGTGGTTATCAACGCCTATGCGGGGTGTACTAAAACCACCACTTGTGCTTTGGTAGCTCAAGCTATTGTAAAACCATCACTCTATCTCGCATTCAACAAAGCAATGGCTGAAGAGGCTAAACAGAAAATGCCACCCCATGTGGAGTGTCGTACATGGCACAGCATTGCTTATCAGGAAGTGGGGTTAGACTATCAACACAAACTCACACGTCCTCGTGGTGCCTATCGTAATCTGGCAGGCACTGGTGGTGAGATTGCCCGATACTTCAAGATTCCCCCTATGGAGTTGTCTAAAGATCAAGGATATGTTGGTAGTGTCATGTTTGGTATCGCTGTCAAGAAAACTCTTACACGGTTTGAGTATTCAGATTGTGTTGAGATTACCAAAGATCACATAGACCACTCTGTACTGAAGAAATACAATGGCGCTGTAACCACCAAAGACAAGAAAAAGTTTGATAACGTGGTTTTGCACTACGCCAAGAAGCTGTGGGAACTGCGTACTGACATGAACAGTCCTGTGTTGATTACACACGACACCTACTTGAAGATGTACCAATTGAGTAATCCAAGGATTGAAGGTTATTCAGTCATATATGCTGACGAGCATCAAGACACCAGTATGACAATGAATGATGTGTTGAAGAAACAGAAAGCACAGAAGATTGTGGTTGGAGACATATTCCAGAAGATTTACGGGTTTAGGGGTAGTGTAGACGGAATGAGTATGTCTGATGGTAAACTGATGACTCTGAGTAAGTCTTTCCGGTTTGGTGATGAAGTGGCTAAAGTAGCTAATAGTATCATTGGTGAAGGACGTGTAAGGGGTTGTGATGTAAACAGTGAGGTCTGTACAGAGCATCCTGAAAGCTACAAAGGAAAGACGTTGCTGTTTCGTACCAACGCAGCTTTGTTCTCTAAGCTGACTGTGTTGTTATCAGAAGGGTATACAGTGAATGCTGAAGCAGATACAACGGAGTTTCGTCGTCTGCTGGAGAGTTGTCTATACTTGAAGCGTGGTGAGAAACGTAAAGTGAAGCATGAAGATATTCTTCCTTATGAGGGTTGGAAAGAACTGAAGTTGTCGATTAAGAATGGTATAGTGGATGGGAATATTGCTATTGTTTGTACACTGATTGAATCTGGTGAGTATCTGGCTGTGTTGGGTGCTATGGATGATATTACCAAGTCGGACAATGCCGATGTGCTGCTGACAACGGCACACAAAGCCAAAGGACGTGAGTGGTCAGAAGTTGTAGTTGAGAACGATTTCCCTGACTACACGAAAGAAGGGGTGAATCCTGAAGAACGTAATTTGTTTTATGTAGCCTGTACACGAGCTATTGACAAACTGTACTACACACCGATTGAGGAAAATTATGGTGATGAGATGATCGCATTCAACTGTGATGTTCAAGATGGGAAGACGTATATTCAGAACCAAGACCACTTCCGCGACATTCTGAGGGGCGAAGTCAAGAGGATGGGACTACACCTCACAGACTATGAACTGGATGATTTTGAAGCTGGAGAGTATCACCAAAACAAGATGTATTGACACCTACACCAAACCAGTGTACAGTGTGTCTAAATCAATGAGAGGAGGAACTGAAATGAAAGATATTAGTTATTATGAATGTGAAGACCTTGAGTACCCCATTCGTCCAAAGAAACCTTTCTTGTCTTCCAACCCAACCAAGGAACAGGCTCTTTCTTATGCTGAAGCCCTTGGTGAGTATGAGGAAAACTTCAAGAAATATGAAGCACTTCGGAAGGAGTACCAACAACTTAACAGTGATCGCCTTGATGAGTTTAAGAAAGACCTTGCGGAAGAATATGGTTACTCTTGGATGAACGAGAGTATTATTGATGTAATTTACAACAAAGCGTGGGATGACCAACACCACTGCGGTCTTAGTGCTGTAGCAAGTGAGTTTGAGGATTTGTGTGGGTTTGTATCAGAAGTCAGCATCGCCAGAGGAGGGTTTTAAGATGAAACAAACAACTCTTGAACTACTTGAGAACAACGGCTACAAACTCTGGGAAGAGAATCGGGAGCCTGACTACCACCGTATGCTATTCCAGAAACGTATTCGGGATGCCGAGAAATTAGGAATCCCTTTGTGCCTGTGTAATGGTAAAGTGTTGGTGAACATTGACTACGGCAGCATCACATTCCGTAACTCTGGTTATGAGCCTGTAACAAGTGAATCATTTCATATTAGTTTGTGTCACGAGCGTCCAAATGATGAGTGGTGTGATTTTATGATTTACACCTTGACAGAAGATCAGATAGTCAGTAAGCTACAGAAGTACGAGAAAGACATTCTGGCTACCTGGAAACTATTTTATGAACAAGGAGAATAACATGCGTGAGGGGGATGTTTACCGTTGGTATTACAAGAACGATGACGAATACCGTAGGAATCATTCAGGGTCTAATACAGCCTACTGGTGCGTGGATAATCAGTGTGTTGTGAAAGACGGGAAACTGTATGACACATATTGGTGCTACAACCTTGATACGTTTGGGTCTAGTTGTCGTGAGGTGAATCCAGAAGATGTAGATTTAACTTTCATCTGCAATCTACACGATATAAACTTCATACACTACACTGACGTTGATGAGTATGAGAAAGTGTACAATCTTTCTTACCATAAACAGCACAAGAGGTTGTTTGCTGTTGACAAAGGGGTGACGAAGAGTAATAATGCGATTAAAGCAAAGCTAGTCAAGGAGATTGAGAAAGCAGAACATAAAATAAGCTATCTTCAACACATAATTCAATGGAATCGTGAGAAGATAGACACTCTGGGTGAGTGAATTAGGTAAACGATAAACACAAATAGGAGAAATAACATGGAATACAAGAAAACTACACACTGGGGTCACTTGATTATGACCCTGCTAATATTTCCTTGGTTTCTTGTATGGATTGCTTGTGCAGCCAGTGATGCCAGTCACAACAAGAAAGTGGATCGTTGGAAAGAGGATCAAGAACGTAAAAAGCGAGATGAAGAGCTTGACTATCTACGCCGAATCGTTGATAACACCGGAAGGCGGGGTTGAAGTGGCCTAAGTTGCCTGAAATATATCCCTTAAAACGACGATAAGGGGTTGACATAGGCTACCCTATTGCCTACCATCTTTTCATCGAATCTAGTTGCTGGAGGACGTAGAATGACATTTGGACAGTGGGTGGCAGACTGGAGTAAGAACCGTCCTCACGAGCGTATTGGACAGGCGTTTGTTAACGACTTTATCAAACAAGCATTTCCTGAGTTGTATTATTGCGAAGATACAGCTAAGTGTTTTGATATGATTTATGAGTGGTTATCACTACACGGTTATGATTATCACAACATGCCGGAAAATATTTGAAAATAGGTGTTGACAGCTACAGGAACAGATTGTATAGTGTACCCATCTTAACCGAAAAGAGGAAACAACACATGAAAACATATATGGGTTGGGTTGGTAGTAATGCGACATATGGAATACCACACCCGCAAACAGGACTTTGTTCGGTGTGGGGTGAGTTGTACATTTTTCGTACCAAGAAAGAGCGTGACCAGTTTTGTGATACATGGTGTAATCGTTACAATAGTTATCCTGTGCCAACAAATAAAAAAGAGGCGAAAAGTAAATACTTTGCAGGCTTGTCTAAGTTTGCATATGACAATATGATAGATAGTCAAGAGTTTGAGACTTGTGTGCTCGAGTGCATAGAAGAGTTAAACTACATTGCACAAGAAGTTGAATACTATAATTCGATTTAAGGGTTGACAGCAGGTTCTAATTCTGTTTTAATCATCTCAATTCGATTGCAAAGGTGATATGTTATGGTGTGGTCTGGTAAAGGTCGATCTGGTGTTGGTGACACTTCCATTCAGGGAACATGGGAAGATTGGGATGGGCTTAGTCCTAATGGCAGACAATACAAAAACAAAGTTACACAAGAGACTAGAAACTTGTCTGGTGCCGATTACTGGCACACTAGAAAAGCAGACTATCCACGACAACTGCCAGATGAATCTAAGATGTTTCTAGCTAATGGAAAGGCTAATCTGGCTATGTTTGCAGAAGACGACACACCAACAAAGAAAAAGACAACCAGAAAAACCCTAACAGCCTATGATAAAGTGATGCAGGCTGATAGAGCCTTTGATAAACTGGAAGAATTATCAGAGCAACTAGATACTCAGTACCTTAATCTTGAAATTGACGATGAAGAATATAGTATTGCTAGGGATATACTTGATGACAAGATGGTAAGAGCTTGGCATAAAGTGTGTAAAGTGAAAGGTTGGGATAAAGAACCAGAAGAAGATTACCAACCAATAGAGCCTGCCTATCAACAAACAAATCATAATAAGAACATTCAATTGGAGAAGCCTGATAGTTTCTTGTATGATGTATTCAACGGATTGGATGACACCAATTTGTTCAAACAAATGTATTGTAAATTGAAAGGAATTTGATAATGGCTAAAATCAAAGACTCTCGCTGGTATAAAGTGGTTGACAACAATCTGGTTGAAGTGTATGATTCACCTTATGTTGAATTGGCTACTTTTGTTTCTGTTGTTGACAAAGCTGATTTAACCTATTATCGTAAGACTTTCAATCTGAGAAAGGTGGTTTGATTATGAAATACAAAATTGTAGTTGAATACTATGCGAACACAAAAGACTTGGAAGCCAACAATCCAATCAAGGTGGCAGATAGTGGATTTACAAAAGACTTATCATTGTTAGAGGCTCAAATACTGAAGTCTAAAATGAATGACGACAATCCTTTAAGAGTGAACCGAATTGTCAAGGCCGATTAAATGAAACATACAAATAAAGTATTCGGATTAGTTGGTATTATTGCTGGTATTGTCATTGGTCAGAATGTTGCAGAATACAGACAGGAACATTATACTGTTCCTGTTGACAATGTATCTGTTACATATAACATGGATAATTGGACAATTATAGAATGGGATAAAATAGACAAAGACGTTCCTGAATTGTTTGAATTAACAGACAAAGAAAAACAACAACAATGCAGACACTCGAAAGAGTGCCAAAGACTAGCGGAAGCCATTGTGTTTGAGGCTAGGTCAGAGTCTAGGCAAGGCATGAGGGCTGTTGCCAGTGTGATAATGAATAGAGTGGAGTCCAGACGCTTCCCGAATACAATTAATGGTGTGGTGACACAGCCCTATCAATTTAGTTATGTTGGTTTTGAGCACCTGCAACAACAGCCCAGTGAACAGGATTGGAACACAGCCTATATTGTAGCTTATAATATTAAACACAATATTGTTGAGCGTGTTACAGAATCAGACCATTACTTAAACCCTGACAAACTGGTTAGACTTCCACGTTGGGCAACAGTGTATAAAGAAACAGAAACGATAGGTAGCCATGTATTCTATAGCTCTGGTCGATAGAAAATTTCAATGAATAAAAATGTTGACCTGTTGGGCTAATAGGTTTATAGTGTGCCTATATTCAATCAAAAGCAGGTTAAGAACATGGAAATTTATCACTTGCAAACATACCAATATTCTAGTTATAGTTATGACGGATTAGCGCCAAGTGAAAGCTATTTCTTTACAACAGAAGAGAAAGCCAGAGCGTTTGCAAAAGCCAATAACTGGACTATTGTTGAATATGGTGATAACGACAATCAGGCCACTCTTGAAAAAGTAATTGTCCGTTGACAGGTGAATCAAATGTCATATAAAGAATCTGATATTGTACATGAAAACTTAGATTGTTTTGTTCTGAAGGAAAAAGATTGTTATACTGTCTTTGTCAGTGGTGTTACACATTCAAAGTCAGACAGTAGTTATGCAAAAGACGAGGACGGTTTGTCTCTGGCTACTATCCGCTGCAACTACCTTGCTGATAGTAAAACAGCCTATAGACATTTTCGATTGCCTAAATATCTTCAATAGAAACAATCAATCAGAATAAATCTTGACACACGTAGCAGAGTGGCTATAATGGGAACCAAGCCTAGCAGAAAAGCTGCCAGGCAAACCAAGGTGGATAAAATGTCATACTCAAGCAAGCTGAAAATTAAGAAAGAACATTTCGACCACATTGCCGAAAAGATTGCAAAAACTTTAGAAAATAATCTGGAAGTGGTTGCAGCATACGAAAGTGGCAACTTCCGAAACAGCGATAAAGTCAAATGCTTACAAACTCGGTTCAATTATGATATGCTCAATTATAGTGTGGACAGCAAGTGGATTTGTGATAACCTGTACCCATATATGGACGACAGCCACCTAAAAGCGGCATTGTTACGGATCGCACCTAAAATAGAAAAGAAATATTAAAATAAATCTTGACAATGGCAACAGGCTAGACAATAATGATCACAACAGGGTAGCAATGGCGCTGCTCTGAATATCAAAATAGGAATACAGAACATGAAAAAGACAATCGACTCTCAAGACTTTATTCAGGCTTTCCGTGATTACAACCGCCAAGACAATTTCAGCATTGATGGGCTGAAAGCATTGTTTGAGATGTTTGAAGAGATTGATTCAGATATGGAATTGGATGTTATCGCAATCTGTTGCGATTATTCCGAAAGTGATGCACAGGATATTGCAGACAATCACGGTATTGATTTGTCAGATTGTGCGGACGATGAAGAGCGTTTTAATACTGTTGTCGAATACCTACAAGAGGAAACGCAAGTAGTATATTCTGATTGTGACGATGATGTTATTGTTTACGCTAATTTTTAAGTTTGAAGGTGATAAGATGATCAAGAACAAAAAAGATTTATACGCCTTTTGTATAAGAAACATAGACGACGGATATGGGAAAAATTTTTATAACTGGGATAAACAAAGTCAAGAGGATTTTGTAAATGACGCTTTTATCGAATACCAAAAAAGCTCTATTGTGGTTTTCAGAGACAAATATACACGTGTTGACGCAGACCAAAGGATTTTCAAATAATTTAAATACCTATTGACAAGCTGAAAACAAGGTATTAGAATTGATCACAAGGCTAGGGAATTAGCTCTAGCCTATAAAAATTGAATAGGAATACAATCATGCGTAAGATTGAAAAAGAAATGATTGAGGCTGCAAAATCTGGTAAAAATTGGTCGAAAGATAATACAAGTGTCATTGCCATTGTTGGCGGCATGTTAGTGCAGCTGCATGGCAATGATATTGGCGTCTATGAGGACCAAGGTGGCGGGCATTTTGGATTCACTGTGGATGTTGGCACTCTGAAAAAGTGGCCTACAAATACAACAAAAAGCCGTATTCGTGCTTTTGGTGTCGATCTGGTACAAAAGAAAAACAAAATGTATATTGACGGAAAGGAAGTGTAACCAATGAAAAAGACTATTAAAATTGCAGCAATGAATGACTGGCAATATATTAGCGAAAAGAAACAACAAAAGAAACAACACAAGCAATTCCGTGACAACAGAAAACAATGCAAGACATTCTGGCAAAGTGTCGATTGATAAAATAAATTGAAGAAAGGTTATTTGATAGAAACATTCAATTAGTACATTCTGATAAGAACAGATATGATTATCAAACATTCAAAGTAAAGCGGGAAATACATATGTGTTACATTGATATCATAAAAGAGAATGAGGATTTGATAGTTTTTGAGTTTATGACCATCATCGATAACAAGACGATGGGAATAACTTACAGTATATGCACTAATTTTCACCTAGACTATGGTATTTGTGATAGTGAACTGTTTACCCACTATCATGGCACAAGCAAAAGAGAGTACAGGAAAAGACTACAAGCGTATAAAAAGGCCGGCAATTTAAAGTTAAAACTGTATAGGACAAACAACGATGAAGAACGCACCAGAATTGTATACAGATTAGCGAAGTAAACAAAAGATTTGACGCCGAACCGTTTTACTATAGAATGAAGCCATAAACGCAGCCAATCAAAAGAGAGTATGGACATGAAAACTTTCAACGTATATATCACCGATCTGTTTTCTGGCGAATTGAATTACAGCCATGTCACAAAATTTGTTGTGGCCGCAAATACAGAACGCGGTGCTGTTTGCAAAGTATCAAAAGAAACGGGGTTGAATTTCAGAAAACAATATGATGAAATTTACCACTCTACAAGTAAACTGACAGCTCTGGTAATTGACGATAGTGATGATCCATCTTATGACTATGAAAATGCTTTTAGCATTTAATTAACAAATTCTATCAAAGCCCGCAATGCGACAGAAACATTTAATTTGCGGGTTTTGGTATGTTCTCTTATAGTGTGAAACATGCAAAAGCAATGGCGCATTGCAGACAACTGAAAATGGGTGACTTATGAATCGCAAAATGCAAACACTTAAAACTTTATCCGAACAATGGAAAAACAGAAAAACACCGTAGACTGTTTTGAGTGGCAGACTTCCGGCGGTGAATTTATAATTGTGTGGATTGACTGTAATTTTGAGCCTTATAATCGCGGAGTGTTTTTTAGCATTGAAGGGCTTGATGATCACAATGTATTCTCTTTTTCTGGACAAGTAAAAAAGAGAAACGGGAGTTTCTTTTTGCCTTTCGATTTAGAATTTGGGCCTGATCGAATAGAATGCTATCTTCAAGAGGTTCATTCTGAAATTATGGAAGGTTACATTATACCGAATGGAATTGAGCTAATAGATTAAATCTATTGGGTGTGTTTCTGTTATAGGAACAATCAATTGTACAAGTAGGCTTTTCTTTTCTATAGTGTGTTCAAGTTAAACGAAACAGGAATCAAAACAATGCAATCATTTACCCGCTTTACTATGTCTTTGGTGTCCAAAACTATCTGCGCTATGTCTGATACGCAGACAGAACGCTTTACACAACTGGCAAAAGCAAAGCATAAGATAAACAAGATCAATAGACAGTCTGCTAGCTATGCTTTCCGATTGGGTGCTATCCAAGCTGTCAGCCAGAGTACAGCAAAAGAGTATACATTTTATTGAAAATAACCTTGACGTAGCGCCGAAAGGCGCTATGCTAGACCACAACAGCCAGCCACTACCGGCAAGGCAAAACCAGAAAGGTGACACCATGCAAGCAATTACAACCAAGTTTTTCGGCCCAACTAATACCCTCGGCAGCCGGATCAAGGCAACATGCTGGCTGACCAGTATTATAGTATCTTTCGACCATAGTGCCAATACTGAAGAGAACCATACAGCGGCAATCGAAGCTCTTGTGTGCAAGCTCAACAATGATCGGATTGTCAAAGGTGGTAGCGGATTGTGGAACATTGCAGCCAATGGCGAAAGTGTCGATGGTAAAGGGAAAACAGCAATTATAGAACTAGTTTAAATAAGGCTTGACTAACACATGCCGGACTATGCCCTGATAGGTGGATTCTATCGGGGTATCCTTGTTGATAGGAATATACAATTACCCTTCTCTGCCAGGTCTGCTATAGTGTCCCTACATTCATTGATACAAGGTACTAAACATGAAAACACACACCATCACCATCAGCAACATACATTGCAACAATCATCACTATTTGAATGACTGTGTTGGCATTGCGGGTATGTCTGGCGCTTTTAAGCCTATCAACGAGTGTGCAGCTGTTGCTATTATTACTGACGAGCTGTTGTCATTGTGTGACATACCGTGGTCAGATGTGCAACAAATGCTAGGCGCTTTTGTTTGCCGTGGCTTTACTGTAAAAATTGAAAGTATTTAAGTTATTAAACAACAGGTAAGGCGCTACATTATGAAAGCTAAGAAAATAGATATGTCTGATTTAATCCCTCACTTTGCCACAATGGGGAGTGTATCTAAGTACACCCTGGAGCATGGTATTGCGCGGACGAAAATTAGAAGCAATGCACTAGATTCACTGCTGAGCGCTGGAGTTGAGTATGCCGAGGCTGCCACTATTGCCGATAAAGTAGTTATAGAAACATATGGCGAATAATAAACAATAATGCTACACAACAGGCCCGCTATATGCGGGCTTTTTACTGCCTGTTATTTAATCTTCTAAGTATATAAACAGTGCTCACTAATACACTTTAAACAATCAATAAACTTGCCAGCGTATAAGTCACAAGTACCGGCACACCTGATACAGCACACTATAAGTACCTGTATACATACACCAGTCTATTGTCTGCTATGTTGTCTGTTGTTTACCTGTTGTGTTTATTGTTTTGTCGCTGTTGTGTGTCTTATATGTCAAGCCCTACACTCTTTAACTATCACCCATAACAACCCACAATAAACTCCCTCAACTCACTACCACCTCTTAATCCCTTCTCTGGTGCTCCCTCACATTCGTTCCACACTCAACTAATAGGTGACCATCGATTAACTCTTATCATTGCTTGTGAGTGACCACAGGCTCGCTGGTAGGTGTTGGATATTTTTGAATTGTAGCAGTAGTGGGAAGGTTGGCGTGGGGGTTGCTAAGACCCTTAGATATAGAGATGGGAATCTCAAGGATTAGCAAGACACTCTGATATAGAGCTGGTAATCTCAAAGGTTTAAGAGAAGACCCTCGGATATAGGTGTGATATTTTCTGAATAAACCTGTAATATCTTAATAGGAATACCAACTCTGAGAATAGGGGGTTGGGTATAATCTCCTCACAGAAAGAACATATCGTCCTTGACATATCCTATTCTGTATACCGGATTATTTCTATTAAGGGCAATGCCCTACAAGTCACGGATTCCGTGGCCTCCAGAATATTTTGTCAACACAGTGTTGATAACTGTCTACGGGAAGTCTCCAGATAACCAACGAATGAGTAACTTTTCCATACGGAGTGGAAGGATATACACATCAATAGGTAGGTCATTTCTGATACGACTCCGCCAAATCCACTGAATCATTTCTGATAAAGCAAACTGGTCATCATCTGGTACTGCGTCTAGGTCAACTCCATAGTCTTGTAAGTATGCTTTCACAATAGTGTTTACATACCGATTATAAGCATGTACAACAGTTGTTTTGTGTGAGTAGTCATTGGTAGCTCTAGCTCCACAGAATAGGAATACCTCGTCTGGGTTCACTTCTTTAGGGATAACCAGTCTTTTGTTCTTTCTGTTCTCAACTTCTTTCAACACGGACTCTTTTGGCAGAGTGATAAGTAAATCTTCTCTTCCAACCTTCCTGTATACAGCCCTGATAGCACCTCCCACTTTCTTTAATTGTTCAGGGGTTGCATTCTTTGTGTACCAAGTGTGGGTCATACCATAGTTTCTGACGTTGTTTGTACTAGGGAGTTTACATAATTGGATCAAATCTCTGGCTTGATCGAGTACAACGGATGTATCTTTCATTAAAGTTACTTCTGTGAAGTCAGATATTTCCACACCTTTGAGTTTAAGAAAAGATTCCATTACACTCCCTTTGAAGAGGTAGGAAAGTATTACTGTTCTTGCACTACATTGTATTAAGGCAACTGGTAATTGAGTAACCATCATATCTCTGCTTCTCTTAGAGCAATACAACATCTCCATCTCACACAACTTTTTCAATCCTGAGTATTGAGTGTATTCAGTCATGTCTTCCCATAACCACTCCACTCTCCCTAGTTGGTCTTCATGTACCACCACATGCCCTGCTCTTTCGAGGGCTACAATATCTCCCTTCTTGTACTTACCGCTGTAAGGTTCAATCAGGCTTACCTCTTCATCGATAACCATCACATACTCTTGTTCCCGTATCACTTCTAAGTGTCTCTTGGATAGGTCTGTAAACAAGCTGTGTGTGAAGGAAACATTACACCCTTCTTTCAATAACTCCAGTAAGTGTTCTGATTTAGTCCTATAGTCTTGTGTAGTTGGGAATGTGAACTCTAAAGATTCACAGGCTTTTGGTATTCGTTCTTCCACTTCTGTTAGCATTGGAGATATATATAGGTATCTTTGGTTTGGGTTGTCTAACATCCATTTTATAACCCCCTGTGTCTTTCCCGATCCCATAATTGCGTCTAGCACTTCCACGGAAGGACATACTTCAACGGAGGTGCTTTCTTTTTCTTGTTTATCCAAATTCATTGCCTCATCACAGTTATTCTAATCCCTGAGCCATCATCTTCACATGCAGATTTAACACCCTCAGCCTCCTCTAAACTTAAATCTTGCCCTAAGCTGAATGAGAAGTTGCAACCTACATCCTCAGCTAAAACCCAATAGTTGCAGTCTTCTAGTTTACCCATACTTTCACTGTATTCAGGGTCATTGTAGTAGTCAATTATAGGAAACCAGCCTTCATCCTCTGCTGTACAGCCAGATGAGTTGTAGTCCTCTGGGAAGAAACACTGTTTCCCGTAGTTGATAGAACAATCACATATAGTCATCACTCCTCCCAATCGTCCACATAATAATCTTCTTGGAGTTGTTCTGTAACAGACTTAGGTTTGTCATACAGGTGTATATCTGTATATACCTCTGTGTATACCCTGCTTTCCTTAAACTCTTCTGGTAGCTCTTCATCCCATTTTCTCAATTTGTCATTGAGTTTATCAATTTCTGTGTCTTGAGCCATTACTATTCCTCCCAAGGATATTCCCCTATCTGTATTTGAATCAACTACCACTCTCCTCTGGATATTTAATAAACCAAACACGTTTACCCTGTTTCTTCTGTATCAGTCGTTTTTCATCTTTAATTCTACACTCCTTCCACCATTCAATACAATTATCAATACGCCACTCAGCTTCTATTTGAGTGAGCAAGTAGGTTGAATCATCAATATTACCCTTGGCAGGATGCCACCCCCACCAAAGGTGAGGGATAATCACCTGTTTGTATTCAGGATAGTAGCGAGTGTCTTTATACTGTTCCACTACTTTGATTCTCGTTTCAGGGATTGGTTTCATAGTGACCACCGGATCGTAGCTGTAATATCAACACGACAATGGGGGTCATTCCCTTTCAACTCATCTAGTATGTTTTCAATCCACTCATAGACTACAAAACCATCTTCTGAGATGCTTAAATCGAAGTAGTTGGGGTAGTAGTCTTTGTATGCAGGAGGAGCATAAACGGAAAGGCGGTACTCTCGGGCTTTCAGGGCATCGTCTATCAACTTCATCGCAGACGCTATACTATCTTTTCGTGTACTGATTACACCTTCTATTTGTGTCCAAACACCCATTTAATTATATCTCCTTTGTTAATTTGCAATAGAGGGAGAAGGGGTTACATTCCCCATTCTTGAACACCACAGCTACAACAACCTAGAGGTTTACCATACACCATGTGATATATCACCATGTGATATATTTCCCTCTTCCTCACAAGTATTGCAAAGAGTTGTTTTCCTCACTTCATAGTCATCACTCTTCCATTCAGGAGGAGTGTCATATTGTTCGCCGTCTGGGTAGACATATACGCTGTAATAGTAATCTTCACAATGTTTCAGTTCATTCATAATCCACCTCATTGATGATATAACAAACCTCTTCATCCCATACACTCCACGATTTTCCGGGATTGTCCTTTAATAACTTCTGACCGAACAAAGCCATCTTCTCTTCTATCTCACACTCAGCAGAATCTGACCCTTCTTCACCAACAATCTCGGAATACAAGCGATCATACTCCTTATCCCACTCTTCTTCAAGTTCTGGGCAATACACTCTTTGATGTCTCGTCACCTGTTCAACCCATTGCTCTGCTTTCTCTTTAGATTGGAATACAACAGCAGGATATGTCTGGTAATCGTCATACACCCCGACACAAGCCGTAACAACATAACAAGTGGTCATTTATCTCATTCCTCCTCTTCGATGATTTCAACAATGATACCAAGGTTTTCGGTAATCTGCAACAGAGATTTACGATCAAGGCAACTAATTGCATCCTCAAGCTCGTCAGAGATATCTGTGCGTCCCATAGCTGTGATCAGGGCTTGTTGGTAACAATGTCCTTCTGATGAAGCTGTGCCTAATGATGGGTCTGTATCATCACTGTTGTAATAGACCATCTCTGTTGATTCACAACAGCTACAGCCAATTGAAGCCCACTCAACCCCCTGTACAAACGTGTATCTAGTCTTCACTCTTCTTCTCCAGTTCCACTAATTCGTAGTTACATTTATGATCGAAATCGCCCCAATAACCACCATCCTCATCGTAACCTTCTTCGTCTACATCATCTGGACGTTCTTCTCGATTTGTTTGCTCACAAGTGTGGCTGATTTCCCCTGCTACGATCTGTTCCACATCCTCATTCCAACCATCATCAAGGTACATAGAAATAACCTCACTGGCCACGTAGTCCCTGTCTTCTGCGGATTTATAGAAAATAAACCCATCACCGCAGGGGTCGTAAATAAAGAAACGAAATTCACTTGTCGGTTTCCAACTAAACTTAATCTTTTTATCAGTCATTTTCTTCTCCTTTCATCCACATAGCAACCTCTGGTATCCATGTTGTAAATCCACTCACTCCATTCTCCAGTATCAAGCATGTAGCGATACCAACCAACACCATCTATCACTTCCGTTTGTGTCTTGATTGTAATTGAGATTGTCTTAGGCTTAGGTTTGAATTGCAATACTTCACCCATCATTTCCCTCCTACGGGTATTTAATGTACTCCGTCTCAACCACCCGTTTTGAGCTAGGCTCAAAAGACTTGATATATTCGTCAATGATAGACATTGCCCAGAAAATGTCAGTGGAGTCCCCTTCTACTTCCGTGTAGCGTATTGTTATGAGGGGTTCTTTACTGCGAAGAATACTTAAACCACCCCAGTCGCTGAAATTGTACCACTCTCCCCAACAACGGTGCTGGGGGATATAGCGAACTCCTCCGTCAGCTTGGGTAATTTTCTTAATTCGTGTCTTAGCTGGACAATTGACTCCTAAAAGTTTAATCACTCTCGTTTCCCTCCACATAACTGTCATGGTCTGTCCCAAGTTTGAAGTAATGTAGCTCTCCCGTGTCCGGGTTTACCACTTCAACAAAATAGGCACTGTCAATGTAGTTTTCTGTCTTTTCGTGTTGATAGCGTTTGTATTCAGACGGTTTGTATAGTTTTACAACATTACTCGGTACAAGCATATCAACCCCTCTTACCTAGTTCATCACAAAGATCAGGCAAATGATCCATGTTTGTGAGAATCAATATGTCATCAGGATAGGCAATCTTTGTTATCTCAATGTGACGCAGTGGTGTTCCGCTGTCAATATTAGTGATCACACCCAAGGGACATTCACTTAGCCATTTATCCAGCTTCCTCTTTTCTGTCTTATTCATCTTTCATCCCACCTATCTCGAAACTATTGAAGCTGTATTCACCCTCAACAACAACCCACTCCAAAGTGAACACCTTGCTGTTGAACAACACTTTCTGTGTTACATAGGTAATCTCCCTGCATCCAGATGCCGCCTTACTGCCTGTCATTTTTAATGACTCTTGATCTGTTGACAGTAATGTACACCACCCCTGCTTTATTGCAACTTGAAAATAACCCCAATCTTGAAAAGGAAAACAATTTTCATCCAAAACAGGGAGGTATTCGTGTTCGTAAGTCCACTTCACACCATCATACAACTCACCTCCATCAATACCTACAGGAATAGCCATTTCGTCTTCTGAATACTGTAGTGTGATATACCCACCAAGAGTCAAGGCTTCCTCAAGGCTGTCTGCTATATCTCCGTAAAGATACTCAACATACCCAGCTTGTGTGAAATGCTGGTCGAACATACCGAACGAACTGATACTGTCAAAGAATACAATAGAGGCCCCTTCTTCTGGTAAATCTTCCATACTTAGTGTGTGAATTGGTATGTATTGCATTACTCCCCCTCCTTCCGATTCTGGTGGTGTATCGAAAACTCCCCGTGCATTTCTATAGACGCTGCGATGTATGCTGACTCCGCCTCATCTCTCGTGCCGAACGAGCCAAGGTATTTATATTCACCATTAACCGTTATCTGAGCTCTCCATTTGCTCCTTCTTTTTTCCCAACTTACTCCCTTTATGCCAGACGAATTTCTTTTCCCCGGCAGTTTATTCATTTCATTCTCGCTCCGAGTTGCCTCCCTCAGATTCTCGGGCCTGTTATCCAAGGTATCTCCATTTATATGGTCGATCTCCATCTCCGGCCACCTCCCGTGAGTCATCGCCCAGATTACCGTGTGGGCGCACAGCGAGTGATATAGAACACTTCCGGCTCGATATCCATGCACGTTTATTGACGCTAGAGCTTCTTTTCCAGAGAATCCGGCGTTCCAGCTCCTGCATACGTCAACCCTGCTTACTTTTGAGCTATCTTTAAAATGCTCTGGCTTCCTAGGCTTCCAGAAAAGCCTTCCGGTGGCGGAATCGAGGCGGAGGAGATCATTAAGCTGATCACAGCTAGGCCAGTTTTTATTTTTCCCCATCGTTACCCATCCATGCGGCGAGGGCGTCACGGGCAATCAGGTGAGGTATGCGGGTCAGCGCGATCAGGTCGTTTTGAGTTGTCACCATAAGCTCCAACGCCTCCACCAGACCACTAACGTCAGGGGCGGGCTGGGCTGCATCCATAGCGGATTTGATGACTCGCTCCAGTTCGTCGGCTTCAAGGTGATAGCTGCCGTCTTCAAGGCCGCCCAGCTCAAACGCAAGCTGCATCGCTTCGACCGGCTCCGCCACCCATTCTTCTTTCTTATCCATCTCACTACCTCCACTAATATCAATTAAAACTGATTGTTCGTTTACCTACAGCATGTAATTAGCTGCTTTAACCACCCACCATAGGCTACCCTACTAGGTAGGTGTTGTCAACAGTTTTAAGCCTTGTTTTTAGCACTCTTTTGTTCCTCTACTAACTCGTCTATGTATTCTAAGGCTAGTCCTACTACAGCTTTTGCATTGTATTCAGGGTTTAAGGACACCAATTCATTCAAAGATTTACACCCCATAGCCTCTACATACTCCTTAACGTCCATTCCCATTGTTTTGAATAGCCGTTTGATGTGTTTGGTTTCTGTAGCTGGAGCATACCAGACAGGCAGGCGTATGTTGTACTTAGAAGCTAAATATTGCCAATGAGGTTCATCGGGGTATGAAGTACGTAGATTGTCTTCAGCCCACTTCTTCTTTCGTTCTCTGCTCTCTGCTGCTTGTTGCTGCATTCGTTCTCTGTCTTCAGCAGACAGAGTTGGTAAGTTGTTCATCCTTCCTCCTTTACAATCACTTCGTAACAAGTGGGGTGGTTGCAACGGTATTGATCCCATTTGTCTATAAATTCAATATCTGTACAAACGCCACTATTACAGTTCTCAGACATAACCACAAACATACCATAGTCTTCTGCTGGAATCAAGTACCAATGGCAGTCGTCGTCTTGTACAAACCGTTTAGTGTTCATGGCTGTAAATCCCTCTTCATAATATCTAATGTTTGTTTGTGCCGTTCACAAAAGCTGTAAGTAGTGTAAGCCTCTTCCTCCCCGCAAAGTTCACAAGGAGCTTCCCACTCTCCTACACTTTGATAGAGTTGAGCAAGAGTAGATCGAGCTTTGCTTATTAGTTTCTGGTGTTTCTTCTCTTGTATACCCGGATGATCAACAAGCAGTACGCTAATCATCTCTTGGATTGAATGTATCCGGTCTAGTGCCTCGTGTTGATACCAAATTGATTGTGTCATTTGTACTTCACTCCTGCTTTGTCAAGGACTTGTCGCATATTATCCGGATGGATTACTTCGTAAAACTGACCGGAAAACTCATCAAAGTATTCATCAACTAGCAACTCCAAACATAACAACTCACGAGAACATTTAAACGCCTCGTAAGAGTGTGCCCTATACATCATAGCTGATTGTTCACCATTCTGGGCATCCCTCCATGTGTTTGGAAACCTGTTCTTAAACCACTCCTCAAACTCAGTCTGTACAAACTTCTTAAACATTAAATTCCTCCGTCAGTATCTCTTCACAATTACTAAAGCGACTGTAGCAATTTAACCGTCCTACATCAACATATGCCTCACCCCATGAGTAGAAATCCCTCTCTCTTACAGTCTCAGGAATCTCGAATATTTCTCCTGTAGATTGACACCTGAAGCGTTTCCCAACCCACTCACACTTGAATTTATACTGGTGCTTCCATGTGTGTTTGCTTTCATCGAGAGGAAACCCCCACAGACTCTGTAGTTGGTACTCATACTCCTCAATTGCATCATGTACGGACTGATTAAACACACCAAGATTAGCCCGAGACATCAAATCGTGTAATCGTTCGTGAATACGATCAATCTCAACTCGTTCTTCTTGGCTAATACCCAATTCGTCAGCTAGTTGTTTGTTGTGCATTCAATCCTCCCACACAACATCGTAACTGTAAAGTATTTCAGACAGCTTATAGACAGACCAACCTTCCCACCCTCTACCTACAATTTCAAAAAATACACCATCTTTGTTCATTGCTAACATACCCCTCGGTTTGTATTCTGTACCCGCCTTTGATTGGTCACGGTAGTCTTTTGGTAAAACACCTTAAACTTTTTACGCATTCTTAACAGCCTCCTCAAGAGCTTCTCCGAAACTACAACCTCCATCATAGTATTTCAGGAGGAACTCACGTCAAGGAATCTCCTTTTTAAGATTAAAGAACATTGTGACTGTGTTTCCACACCCGTCGTTTGCGTTTGGTACAACTAAATATCCGTCCCACTCTTCTGTACCGTGATAGTATTCTACAGAATATGTTTCCCCGTCGCGATCATCTAGGTCTTCTACACAGTTGCCCGTATTCCAACGGATTTCATTTTGCGTCCTGAACCAAAAGTGGTCAATCACCTCAACATTCATTTCCACAGGACATGATTCAATCACCTCTTTCAGTTTAGCTACACTCATTCTCGTCCTCCTTATAAACGCAATCGGGGTGGTGGGCTGTCCAAGAACAGTTGTTATCACAAAACTCATCTTCTGGGTAGATCAGTTTATAGTCTTCACCATCATCTTTCTTCTCCAACACTTTGACATTTGGTGTTGCTTCATGGTCAACTTTCATAGATTCTCTCCTTGATAGTGTCTAGTGTACAACTGGGAACACGATACCCCATCTCCTTCAACTCCAGCAAAGTGAAGTACATCTCTTCGTGTGTACCAGAGAACGTCTTCCCATCACAGGGGAGGTTGATTGGTACATATTTAGCTTGTACATCATAGAAGTTTTTATGAGCCTCATAAGTAAGTTCAAACTGTTCCAGCGAAGAATAATCAATCGGAGGAGGTGGCATAGTTAGACGTTGCTCATTTACATGAACCACCACCATGTCATCAAGCCCATCTGCTTCATAGGCATAAACATCACTCTCATAACCCCATCGTGCGTAAGACATTACGTCCTCCTATCAAAACTCTACATTTTGGTCTGCAACAGCAATTACATTCTGAATACCGAGATCATTCCACATACGAACAACACTAGGACGATCATCAATCACTGCCACCACGTTCCAGTTTTCAGCGATATGGTCCCAGAAAATTTCTTCTTTCACAACAGTGTCTTTACGAAAATCATCTGGTTGCCGCATGAATAAAGCATCGAAGGAGACCCCGTTTCTGGTTAACCAGTGTTCAGTTTCATCATAACAAATCCCATCTCGTCCGCTGACGATGATAATTTGATAACCAGACCAATTCAAACCGTCAACCATATCCGCAACAACCTCACTCAGACCATCTTCCCCAACACGCTCCCAATCGAAAGGACTACGACTTGACATTGCTGCTAGAGTACCATCTACATCCACGATAACAGCTTTTGGTTGTGATGTATCAGGAGTGTACGTTCTACGACCAACAAAGTCAAGCCATTGCTTCCACTGTTTGTAAATAACATCCCGTCCCACACCGTTAGGACGTGCTGTGTCACGCTTCCAAGCCTCTTCCAAGGTTACAGGAAACGGCATCACTTCTACAGAGTAACCAAGGTCTTTTAGAAACTCCACCCACTTATTACGAGTCTTGGAGTTCAGGTTGGTGTCTGAGATAATTACATTCTTTCCGTCTTCAGCAGCAGACAAAACAATAACCTCTTGTTCTGAAGTAACATCGTTCTCACGCTTTTTAGTGAACTTGTAAGTGCTCCAGTCTGCCCCCGGACAAACCACATTAAAACGAATCCAATCCCTATTTGCTTCAACCCAACCTTGCTGGACAAGTTCTTGTGCATAAGTGGACTTACCTGATGCGCTAATGCCAACAGTAATAATTGCTTTCAATTGATTGTCTCCTCATCAACAGCTTCACAAATCCCCTCCATCACACGGAAGGCGTAAGATTTACTCTTGTAGAATGTTGGTGTTGTCTTACCATCATCCACTCTAACAATGATCCCCTCACTCACTTGGCTTGGGGAAATATAATCTTCAGTCAGTACGTCTGGGCGTTCTGTGAGATTTTCAACTAGGTTACGAAGTGCTTCTACATCTCCATCATACACCACTTGCGGGTGTACTTCAACAGTACACAAAATATCTCGTTGATTACACCACTCCTCCATTTGTTTTTGGGTCATATCTACGTTCTTACCAGCATGGTTTAGGTAAGTGATGCGGTATACATGGAAACGA